TGTTATTGAAACTTCTTTTTTGGGAAAAATTTTAATTGTAAATTTAGAATCTCTTGTTATTACAAATTCGTCATCAAATGTCAAATTAACTTGATAAGATTCTTTTTTAATTATGGGTTCAATTGTTTGCCAAACCTTTGTTTGAAACTTTGTTAATTTTTCTTTCATGCCTTCCTCCTTTTTCTAATTGTAAATAAAAATAGAAGAAATAGTATAAACCAAAATCCTGTCATTATTTTATTGAATATATTCATAGTTTTATTTTTATGCTAATTCTAAGTGATTTTCTTCACAAAACCAATAGGGAACATCACGATTCTTCCAAGAAACAAAATCTTTTTTTGCCCCAATGTAATAGTTCCTATAAGATTGAATAACGTCTTTAACTTTATATTCATCAGGCATTGCTTTGGGTGGTTCAGTGAAACCTTTGTCACAAATATTGACAAAATTTGTTACACACCACTCAATAACATCCTGGGACTTATGACGTTTTCCATATCTATAAGTATACTCCTTACACAATTCCAATCCAAGTTCACATAGGTATAAATAGTTAGATAATGATTCTCTAACCCATATTGAACAAGGGTGATTTTTGTGGGATAATTTATAAGGGATATCCAATTTGGAATTTGTTACGTGGTGGGCACCACATAATAATTGTGCTGATTCCAATAATTGTTTGATACAATGTTTATCACAATGATACTTTGCACATTTAACAACATCGTAGTCCAAGAAAAAAATGTTCATAAAATAACTTTAATTGGTTAACTAATATTTGTATTTTTTAAATTTATTTTCACTTGATTTACTTAAAATAATAACCCCTAGTTTAATTAATTCCTCTATTATTTTTTTTGATACATATGGAGATTCTTTTTCAGTTATCAATTTAAAATTATTACTATATTTTTCATACCCTAACTTAATTTTTAGATTGTTATTTTTATAGTTTAACAAACTATAAGGTTTAATTTCATATATAAATTGACCATCAGTAAAATCTGGATAGTATATTTTTGATTTACCATCTATTATATAAACAATACCATATAACTTATTCTCACAACTCTCAAAATTAACATTTTGATTATTAATTAAAAAAGAAAGTTCTAAAGAACTTCTAAAATGTAATTTTTTATACCAACCAGTCAAATGTTTGGTGTTTGATGAATTAGTAATATACTTTTCCCTATCAATATTTTTTTGGTGAAAAATGTTTAAAGAATTTGTAATCTTTTCTTTGGTTTCTTGTGAATGTTTGATTGTGCCATTTTTTTTCTTAGCAGTTATTATATTTTTTTGCCATTCATTTGTTCTTTTAATCTTCCTTCCTTTTAAAGCTAAACTAATTTTATTAGAAATCTCTGAGTTTTTTGAGGGGTTATCTACATTAAATTTTTTTAATGTTGTTTCTTTTCTTTTTTGTTCTTTTAAAACTTGGTTAGTATTTTTGATTCTTTTTTTAATTGTATCCTCAGTTTGTTTCTTACCTTTCCAATAACCTTTATTAAATGATTCATTTTTATCTCTACATTCAATTGAACAATTATCTAAATAACCTTTATTTAGATTTCTAAATGAAGTTGGGTTTCCACAAATTTTACATTTACCTTCACCCTCTTTTAACAGAAAAACATCATAATATTCATTAGAACTCAATTTATGTTTAGAATTAAAATGTGATGAAAGTGCCTTTAAGTTTTTAAATTCTTTGAAACAAATTTTACAATTTTCCATATATCTTTATATATAAATATAAGAAAAATGGTTTCTATTCTCAAATTAACTATATGTTTATTAGAAAATATTCATTTTTATTTATGTTGGATGGTGAAAGGTTTTACTTTGGGCAATAAGGAATTTTATCAAAATCCTTTTACCCCTCAAGAGTTTTTAAAGCTTCCAAATAAACTTCTATTGCTTTCAAGTAAAGATTAAAATTTCCACCCCTCATATTCTTAAGTAACTCTTTTTTCTCTTGAAGATAAGTAACAGCGAAAGATTTATCATACTCAACAATAGATGAAATGTTCTCAATCAAGTCAGCATATTTAATTGTTTGACAATAAGCAGGGATTCTACCAAGCCTTTCAACTTCCATAGCTTTTCTTTTGGCTCTATTGAGTTTAGGATATGCTTCTTTAGTATAGGTGTCGGTTAAATGACCAATACCTGAAACAATCATCTCAGTACTTAAATAGGGATAACCAATCTCACTTAATTTTTTTCTTAAAGTTTCAACAGTACAAGGAGTATCTTCCAATAAATCATGACCTAACGATATTTCTATAGCAAATACTTCACCATTACTAAAAGAATCTGATTTATATTTATTTACTAATTCTGCGACAGCCAATGGATGAGTCCAATAAGGTTCACCCGTATATTTTCTCACTTGAGTGCCATGTTGTTCTTTGACAAACTCAAAAAATTTTTCTTGTTGTTCTGTTAATATCATTTTTATTTATGTTGAATGGTGAAAGGTTCTACTTTTAATTTTGCGGTTTGTTTCTTACCGATATGTCTTAGGAAACGATTAACATAATTAATAATATTAATAGCTCCAATAGGATTGGCTGAGTGAACATATACTTGAGGGAAAGGACTTGTAATGTTGTCCATATATTGTTCAACCAACCATTTAGCTGCATCATATCCAGTTTTTTCTTCAATATTATCATAATCTAATATACCTTTATTCATTACGTTTGTGTAATATTCTTCAACCGCAGTGTCGCCTAAATCATGGTCAAATGAAATTACTGCTACATTTTCTAATCCAATTTCAGAAATCTTTTTGATGAATTGACCATAATTTCTAACAATAGTCCAATCCTTATCATTAGGAGTTCTTTCATCATCCAAATATATTTTGTATTTCATTTCGTTTGTTTTTTCTAGTATATTGTTTAATAGTTTTATGAACTTTTGTTATTGAGGAGAAACCGTGAGGGTTCTTCTCTAAATATACCAAACGAGCACCATTCCCTATGGCGTCAATTGTATTTTTTAATTTATCTTTCTTTTTCATAGTTTTATTATTTGATACAAAGATAAAAAAACAAAATTACATTAAGAAATTTTTTTTCGAACAAATTCACCTAAATCATAATCATTTGGATGCTCCAAGATTTCTTTTTTAGAGATAAAATAAATTTCATTACCAATTGGTAAATCATCAGCTGTCAAATTGTACATATCAATTATTTCAATAGGTTTCATTACTCTGTGAGTAAAATCTCCAGAATCACCCCACTCTGATATAACGTGATAATGTTCCTTCCATCCTGATTTGATGAATGTAACACAAAATGGTTCATTATTTCCATGTGGAAAATAATAGGTAACATTAATACCTTTTTTAAGAATTTTTGCTTCCATTTTTTTATGTCCAATTTTTGTACCTAAGAAGAGATTCGAACTCTTACTCCTTTAAACGGAATTTGGGTCTAAGCCAAACGTGTCTACCATTCCACCACTCAGGTCTTTTTTAAAGGTTAAATCCAAATTTGATTAGATAAACCAATCCTAATACAATTAGTGCTAACATTGAACCAGAGAACATAAACATTGCAAATTCTCTTTGGTCATTTGTTTTACCTTGATTTTCGTCTTTCATTATAAAAATTTTTGATAGTCTATAAAATTTTTTTCAATCCACATTTTTCCAGTTACTTCATTATCTTCTTTTTTACTTTTTTCATAAATTTCAGACATTACATATCTTTCATTTTGTAACTCGTCCCAAAGATAAGAAATAACTATGTTTAATTTTCTTTTTTCCTCTGTATTCTGTTTAGCTTCTCTAGTAAGTTTTTCAACTTTATCTATAACGTTTTGAAGAGGTGTTTTATTTTGTGTTAATTTAGAATTCATATCTTAATAATGATTTATTTAGTTTATATCAAGTTCAAGCTGACTCTCACTAAATATGTGTAACATACCATTATCAATTAATTCTGCAACAATTCTCGTTTCACCAGATGTGGTTTGGAATACCGCAACAACTATACCTGGGAATTTGTAACCTTTCGGTTTGTAAACTTTGTCTCCTACTTTAAATTTCATAATTTTATAATTTGTTTTTATAGTTTAAAAAATACCTATTTTTTCTAGCCGAATTTTTATTTTTTGATTTGTAAGTGTCCAATTGGGAATCACAATTATGACAAATCAGTCTTAAATTATTTCTTGTATTGTTAGCGGCATTTCCATCAATATGGTCTAAAATGAACTTCAATGGTTTACCATTCCAAAAATTATCAATATTACAAATATTACATTTTTCATTTTGTTCTTCAAGAATATATTTCTTAAACCATTTCATATCTGAAATACAATTAGTAAATTCTTGTTGGTTGAATAAATAATGATTGTATTTATTTTTTTGTCTATAATCAATACTACAACTATGACAACAAAATTTCGGATTACCATATTTTTTTTGAAAAGTAGCTAGACAATTTTTACAAGTAAGTATTTCACAAGTACCTTTATTTATTGGGGTAAAATCTTTAGGAAACACTTTTCTAACCAATAACTCTATACCAAGTTTTCTTGCTATTTTTTTGATATAAGTGTCACTAACTCCGTACAATTTACCAATTTCACGATAACTCTTATTTTGTGTGTGAATTAAGTTTTCTAAATCTTCTTTATTGAATTTGTTTTGTTCCATAATAGTATTTTACTATAAATATAAACAAATCAATAATTCAAACCAATAGCTACTATTAAAATTTAGTACACCCAGTAGGACTCGAACCTACAATGACCTTTCGGTACCCTTCCGCTTAGAAGGCGGTTGCTCTGTCCAGTTGAGCTATGGGTGCAAATTTCCCCACTCTGAGATTCCAAGTGAGTAGATATATCGGTTTTCTTGCTTTCAATAAACCTGTGGGTCATCCCTCTTAAAATTAGTCAAGCTACTGGGAGGCTCTGCTACCTGCCTTTATTCCCATGAAAGGGGCGTTCACGATGTCCCCTTTAGAACCGAGTATAGATTTAAGTCTTTACTAAGACTGCTGAGTATCTCTTACTCATTGTAGTCAAGATAGGATTTGAACCTATACGACCCTTCACATTTCTGTTGCATCGGTCTTTCTTATGGGACAAACGTACACCATCTTACTTAGCGTCTTCCATTCCGCCACTTGACCATATTAATTAAAACATCTTGTTCAGGGTAGGTAGGAGCTCGTTACCTTTATCTGAACCTCTTTGCCATCATTTTCTTTACGAGTTGATGTTTTAAATGTTGTAGTCCTGACAGGAATCGAACCTGTATTTACAACAACGCCAATCTGACACATCCGTACCAGTAGAGGAATCGAACCTCAATATATTGTAACCCCCTTTGGGCTAATGGGATTTGCACCCAAACGTCTTCCATTCCGCCACAGGACTAAATTTTAATATAAACTATCTAATGACATACAATATCTTATGAATCTTTGTTCACCATCTTCTGTCTTATATTTGTATTCACCTTCATAAATTTCATAATAACCTCTGTCATCAAATGGTTCAAAACCTATATACTCAACACTTTCATCAAATATAGGACCTTCAACACCCATATATTGATTCAAAAGTAATTCAGCTTTTTCAATACTACTTGCAGTTAGAATAGGAATTCTATCGTTGCTATCCAAGATTACATAAATAAGTGCCATAATATTCAAAGTTTTAAATTAAAAATATTTTCTTGTTGCCCACCCCTCACTACCAAATGCTGGGGGGGTATTGTTTTCTTCAAGTTTTAAATACATATAACCTTTATAGGCATTAGATTCGTGTAGAACCTTTTCAATCATTGTGATAATGCCCATTTTTTCTTGGATAGAAACCATTGGAATAGCCAAATAGTTGTTTGCGAATTCTTTTAATAACTCAACTTGGATTGTTTTTTTCTCTTTAGCCATTGTGATTATGTGTTTCAGTGATTAATAAGACAAAGATAGTTGTTCTTCCTGAATTATTCACTTTTTCCTATGTTTTTTTTAAAAAATTTTGGGGTATCTTCCAAGTTAGCTACACTTTTTCAATGCCCCATCATCCTGTAGAAACGGACTAGTGTTTTTTGCCTTTTGTAGAAAATGCGAGTGACTATCTCGTGTAAACTGCCAACAATCTGGTCTTGGCAACCCTGGTTATAGTGACATATTAACCATAATACGAGCAATTAGGCTTACTGACCACCCAATCTATCTACATCAATTGGGATTTTTGGAGCCGTTTGTCAGATTCGAACTGACGTGTCCTAACGGAACTGGGTTACAAATCCAGTGCAATCAACCACTATGCGAAAACGGCAAATAATTATCTTCTTTTATAAACGTAGGTTATTGTATCCCCTATTTCATACACATCACTTCTTCTTGTCATTATCAATTCATCACAATCGGTTTTATAATTATATCTCTTACCAAATTCAATTGTGGATGGAGATTCTGTAATATACATCGTATCAATTACACACTTCTTAACAATATCACCAGGTTCTATCGTGGGGTGTTTGTTACAGGATACAAAGATAGTGATTAAAATTGAAAACCAAAATATTTTTTTCATTTTTCCATATGATTTATAACCCAATTAGCAAATTTTCTATGACCACTCGCAGCAAAATGAATTCCATCTCCAGTATCACTATAAAACATTGTAGTGTCCATTGGAATTATCTTACAATTTTTTAAACCAGTTTTCTCGTGAACCATCAACTTTTGAAACTCAATGTATCTTCCAACACATCTCTTGGTTGTTTCTGCATCATACACAGTCTTTGTTGTTACTTGAGCTGGATTAAAACCCACAATCACAATTGGTTCAATTCCTCTTCTATTACAACTATCAACCATCATTTGAATGTTATTAACCGCACCTTGGAGATTTACATAAGAGAAAGCATCATTACATCCACCATAGATAAAAACACTTGAAAAAGCTGAATCGTTTTTAAAACAAGCATTTAGGGTTGTCCTCATATAATCCGTTCTAACACCACCTTTAGATAAATTGACCCTTTGATATCCAAAATGTTTGGAAACTTGGTCTTGCCACCCACCAGTTGCACAGGTTAAACTATCACCGATAAATAATACCCTACGTGGGGGTGTATATGACCAAGATGTCAATAATACTACTAACACTAAAAATACTAAAAATTTTTTCATAAATTAAATTTAAAACAATGTTTATTTTTCAGTGGAGGATATCGGAGTCGAACCGATGACCTCTTGAATGCAAATCAAGTGCTCTAGCCAGCTGAGCTAATCCCCCTTTTTGTATTATGTAATCGTGCTTAAATTTTAGACGTAAGGAAGCTATACACCAACCGACTTACTTTCTCCTATTACATAATTTTTCTCCATAAACCACCAGCCAAACATTTGAAATCATCAAAACTTGTTACTCTTATCGGATTTTCTTCATATTGCCATATTTTACAGGTTATATGAATTTCACCAGTTCTAAAGTCTTTTTTTAAGAAGGTATATAAACCATCACGAGACTTAATATGGATTTTATCCCCAGTTCTAAGATTTCTAAATTCGGACTGATTCATAATGAATTTTTAAATTTGGAGCAGTAAGCGAGACTCGAACTCGCAACATCTTGTTTGGAAGACAAGAACTCTACCATTGAGCTATTACTGCAAATTAGAAATGAAAGTCCTTCCATAAGCATTATATGGGCAAGACGTTTAATGATGGTTTGTTCCCCATCACCTGATACCGTGCACGGTAGAGCAGGGTCTCCTACATAGCAACTTGGGTCATTATTACTCTCGATTTAGGTTGCGACCCTATGAGAGCCAAGTTCCCTTTCAATGGTGCTAATCCATCCTATGTAAGGTTTCATTTCTTTTGTGGGTGCCGAGGGATTCGAACCCCCAAGTTTAGCATATAGCAACTGTTTTACAGACAGCTTCCTTCACCAATTTGGATAGACACCCTTTTAATAATTTGACGCAAAGTTCGGATTCGAACCGAAGTTCCACTTTCGCAGAAGAGGCTTATGAGACCCCTGACATTGACCACTCGTCCACCTTGCGTGATGTGTTATAATTTTATTTTACCATTGTCAAATTCCCAATGATGATTAGGGCATAACCCAACTAAATTATCTATAGAATTTATCTCAATTATTAGAGTATCATCACTGAAAGATGAAACTGATTTTATATGACAAACTTCTACGTGAGTATTATATCCACAAACCTTACATTTTTGGTCTTTATGATGTTTGTTGAAAATATAATGTGCATGTTTCCTAATTACTGCTCTAAATCTATAATAAATTTCGTGTTTTTCAAACAAATCTTTTTTAGTTAAACCTAAAATAAATTCAAATTTTTCCTTTTTAGGTTTAGATTCTTTATTTTCCTTTTTAGGTCTTGGTTCTTTATTTTTTTTAATCGGTTCTTTAATTTCTCTTTGTTGATTATTAAAAGTTGCAGAACAACTATGGTCACAAAAAACTTTTCTTCTAACCTCACGAACTTTTTGTTTTTCACCAACCATAATTGGTTTATTGCAACACCTACAAATATTAGGATTTTCGTAGTATTCTTGTAGTGATTTCTGTCTACGCTTAATACCACTTACCAATGCAGCTTTTTGATGTCTATTTAATTCTTCCATATTATATAAATATCACAAAAAACCCGAAAATCCTATACACAACCCAAAAATCCTATACACATAATGTTTGTTGATTAATAAGAATTCGAACCTTAATCCTGATGTCAATTTCTTTAATGGGTACTTACCATTCTCATACTTTATCTTTCCGTGCGCCTACACCATAATCATTTCCGTGAGTTTCGAACCTCTCAGCCCCAGATTAATTACTTCTGAGATTTGTACACCATACGGGATTCGAACCCGTGACTCCTCCGTGAAAGGGAGGTGACTTAGACCCCTTGTCGAATGGTGCGTTTTTAAAAATTTGAGGATGAGAAATCCTCTGTGTTGTAGTGTACGATTATGTTACTATTCCATAATTCAAGTAATGTCACTCATCTTTATATTTCCTTTCTCAAAGGAACAACACATTTGTAGTCCTGACAGGATTCGAACCTGTACGTTAGCTTTACATTTCGTTGACTAACCGCACCTTGAAGCGAGCGTCTTCCATTCCGCCACAAGACTATTGTCTCACAAAATTACGATTTGATTTTCTTAATTCCAAATCTTTTTTAAACTTTTTTTTGTAGTCCCGACAAGATTCTAATGTAGAATCCATACAGAAGTTAATACGCCTGCAATAACCATAACTAATGTTGCTATCCAACAAGTGTTTGAAATCTTGAACCATAAATCACTTCTTTTAGTATCGCTATTCATAAGCGACCCAGTAACTCCAGCAACTATGATTGTGATAAGAAGTAGTGTAAAGTAAATTTTAAAATATATCATGTTTTTTATTTTTTTGTACCCAGGGCGGGACTCGAACCCGCACGACCTTACTGGTCACAAGATTTTAAGTCTTGCGTGGCTACCATTACACCACCTAGGCAAAAATTAAGAGAAGTTTTGAATAAGTGATTCTCCACTTCTCTTTTTGATATCTTGTATTCGTTATGGTGAATATCAAGTCACCATAATATAACTTATGTTGCCTTCGTCCGCCCTAATTGACAATAAGTAAACTCCTTAGAACGTAAGTCACATCTTAATCTCGTGACATAGATATTATTTTAATTTACCACCAATGACCAATATCAGTCATATCATCCCACCATTTTGCTACCCAAGAATCTGGATATTTTTTTATGATATAGTTACCAATAAAACCCAAAAGCATTATAAAAATAGCAAGAATAATAAAATTTATCATAAAGTTTGTCATAATCTATTTTTTTAAGTTACATTATTATAAACCAACCTTCATATCATTTAGTTCCAACTTTTAAAACTTTTTTTAACCAGTGTAGGATTCGAACCTACATCCCCCATTCTAAAAATAGGTTGCTACCCAAGGTGGTATTCATTTCCACTTACACCAACCGATTAATTAAAGTATTGCGAGCTATAGGGGATTTGAACCCCTGTTCTCCACCGTGACAGGGTGGCATGTTCGACCACTACACCAATAGCCCTTTAATATTTTTCCCTCAATTTCAATGAACATCACAAAAGTAGGTAATCTTATCCAATTTTCCAAGCTCCATAGATAGTTTTTTTTCTCTTTGTTGCATCATCAGGATTTCCAATCACCACCCCATCTTTAATTGTAAAAGCGTGACCTTTGACTGTGACTATGTAAGTTCCTTTGGGATAATCCTCCAAAAACTTTGCAGTTGTCATACTTCTCAAAGTGTTTACACCTTTAACCTTAATCCAATAAGAAAGGTTCACATCTTTACTTATTGTTTTAATTTTTTTTCTATTAACACTAATTCCTTTACTTTCCAAAGACCTCATCACCAAACTAAAACAATAAGTTCCTTGTCCGTTTTTTCTTCCAAATATTTCAGCAACCTTTTTGTGAGCAAAATCATAAGTCACGTTGAAAGCTGAAGCAAAAGCTCTAACTACACAATCGTTTGTTTCAGACTTTGCAAGTCCTGAATCATTAATCCCTTTTATGGCGACCGAAGAGGATATGTATGGTGTTTGTTTTCTCATACCACAAAGTTACAAAACCATTTCTAATTCCCAAACTCTGTGACAAAAAAAAATCCATCTTTTTTTTAGGAAGATGGATTTGATTTTATTAACAATTAAAACCTTATATTATACCATCTCCATCCGAGGATTTCTACCCTCAGCTCCAGTCGTTAAGTCCATATAGAGATTGTGTTTCATTTGTGAAGTTTTTACTATTTTTTTATTAAATATAACGATATAATACAAAAGGTCAAGTTGGTTACAAAAAAAATTAACTATTATTGTCTTTTATTTTTATTTTAGTACTCCATGACAATTTAAAATAATTAGTTTTTGATATTTCATCATATTTATTAAAACAAAATGCAGATAATGGGTACATACTTTCAATATCTATTTCATCAACAATAAGTTCAATAATTATTTTATCTCCTTTTTTAATTGTTTCATCTTTCAATGCTTCTAATACGCCTATTGTTTTCATATTATTATCTTTTTTTTATTCTAAAATATCACCAAATCCGTTCTCATCTAACCAATCCTTATCATCATCAATTTCTTTTAATTCATATTCAAATGCGAATATATTACACACAACATCATCAGCACTTGAAAAAGTTTCGTGAATGAAATCAAAATCATCTGGTTCTAACTGAAACTTTTCTTTCTTTAAACATTTGAATAATTCTTTTGATGTTTTGAAAACATTGGGAGTTGTATAAGTTTTTAATCTACCCTCCATTTCCATATGTTCAAATTTCTTATAGAATTTATCATTAAACACCAAGATGTTTTCAGTTCCCCATTCATTTAAAACTTGCATTATAAATGTTTTTAACCCTTGAAAACAAGCTGCACGATAATCATCAAATTGTTGTTGAACGGATACATCTCCAAATTCAACTTCACTTGTTTCCTTTTCGTGTTCGGCAATTTTATCCAATGCCATTAGTTGGAGTAGTTCCCAAGTTGTATCATAGGGTTTATAGAAATTTACAATTACCATTGGTGTCATATTTAAAAATTATTTATTTTCATTTGTATCATAAAACATATACTCAGAATCCTCGGTCGCCCACTTATCATAACCCTCACAATTATAATAATCCTTATTAACCAAATAATCAGGTCTCTCAGGGAAAGATTTTGTGACAAAGGATGGTTCTGACCATCTTATCCTATTATTCGGTTGTAGGGCAATCTGGCCATTATCTAGTAGTAATATATGGTGTGACTTATGTTCCATTGGGTCTTCAGCCAAGGTAAAATCACTATTCAAATCACTAGAACCCCAATTTATTGTGGCATAATAACTTCCATCATACCATTTCTTATCTTTCATAAAGACTGAAACTCTGGTATCATAGACATAACTTAAATGATGTACCGAGAAATTATATGAAAAACAATTCCATATTTGAAGATAATGGAATGGTAAATCAACATCAGGTAATTTTGGTTCAGTTAATAATGCGTGAGATGGAAGTTTATCTCTCATAACACCATTATTAAATAATACTTGGAATAGTGCCGCTTGTCCTGGTAAACATCTAATTGATATTATAACACCCTCAGTAAATTCACCAAATCCCTTCTTATTTTGATATAGATATTCATTTCGAACATATACCTTTAAGGGGAAAAAATTACCTTCAATATAAGCCATTTAAATTAATATTATTTTTTTAATAATTGTATTCTCATCAATATTAATCTTAACTATATAAATTCCTTTTGACAATGAGGATAAATCAATTTGAGATGTCGGATTCTCAATAACAAATTCAACCCCAAGTTCATTAAATAGTGAAATTCTATTAATATTTTTGATTGTTTTTATATTCAATATATCTTTTGTTGGATTGGGATATATTAATACATCATCGTTAATTTTATTTGAGATATTAATAATATTACTATAAGTTATATCACCACTATATTCAACAATTTTAAGTCTATAATAATTTTCTGAGTAAGTCAAATCATCAATATAATTCATTGTTAAATCATAAGGATAAATCTCAGAAATGGGATAGAAATCATAACCATTTGAACTCTTCTCCAACTCAATATAATTGACTTCTGTGACATTATCAAGCGTCCATTGAAGATTGACATTATCGTTAATTTTTGTTCCCTTAAATTCAATTATACCAATTGGTAATATTGTCCCACAATCAACCAATGTTGTTGATGAACCAATATTAATTGGGTCTAATAAGTTTGAATAATTATAAGTCCCAATTCTTAATGAATTTATAAAATATCTATTGGCATCATTATTTGGTTGACCTGGAGTTTCATTTGTTGGGGCAACACCTCTACTGAAATTGACTTTTGCTCCAAAACTACCACTATTGAAAAAATAATTTCTTTGTAATCCACTCCCTGTTATAATATTAAAAGATGAACCACCAAATGGAAAAGTGGGAAATGGGGTTGACACATCCCCGTATGAAAATCCGTGAAAAAATAAACCATTTGGACTTCTAACTTGTGCGGCATCACCATCATTTCTAAATCCAATCCTATCCCAAATTCTTGTTGCGGTATAACTAACTGGAGTATACAATGGATTTGTTGTTGTTGGTAAATTTGATGTATTATCCAAACACAAATCACTTATTGGTAAAATATAAACACAATCACCATCAAAATCTAATGGGTCTGGAGTTATCCCAAAAGTGGGATTAACATCAGCACTATTATAAATTAAAATAATTGACCCAGGTTTTACATTAGATAAACATCCTGGTTTAATTCTTATATGACCTTGAGCTGTACCAACCCCACTTAAAACACCTTCAAAATCTCCATTATTATCATCTATTATCCATCCACCCAAGTCTACACTTATTGTAGGGTTTGAAGTCGAGCCAATAACAACTAACTCAAAATATTCTCTGTTTCCAGAATCACCATTTGATATTTCATTTATTATAAGACCTTGGGAATAAATTAAAAAAGGTAAAAAGATTAGTAAAATTGAATAGAAAATTTTCATAGTTTAAACGATTATTCATTAATAGAGCTGTACTCTTTTAATAAATAGTCGGTAAAATCTTCGACACTTTCAACATTAACTTCAATTTCATCATACCAAATCTTTTTTTCAATATTTTCATACAACCACCAACCAACTAAATCCTGTATCCATCCGTATGATTCGTCTTTTTCTTTTCTGAGGATGGTCGGAATAGACTTCTCAAGTTGGGACGTGGTATTGTTAAAGTCAAGTAAATCAACTCCCATATCATACAACTTGTGCACCTTCTCATCGTGTTCCTTGATTTTCTTTAATGTTTCGATTATGTAATCCCTTACCATAATAAGTATTTTAAATTGTTGATAAAATTTGCGAGAACGATAGGACTCGAACCTATAACCTGTGGGTCTGGAATCCACTACTCTAATCCAATTGAGCTACATTCCCATATGTTTTGTAAAGATAATAATAACTTTTAAATATTTCCGTATTTCTTATTCCAAATTTCAATATTTTCAAGCAATTCGGTTAATGTTAAAGACGATTTACCATTTTTAGACGAATTATCCGAAAATAAAAGTAATTCACAATTTGCTGGATGAGATAAAATATTAGGGTCTATTTTATTTCTATAACCTTCCATCACTGAATATTTATGGTCTTTTGTGACTCCAACCAAATTATTTTTTTTATTTGTTGGAGAATACCATCCATATTGTTCAATTAAAATTAAATCAAATTCTTGTGGATAATCCTTTACATTAAATTGAAAAGTACAAGAAGGTCTATAATATTGATAATACTCTAACCTACAATTAGTACAAACAATTTTGTACTTTTCAATAACTTTATTATTACAAATCCTACAAGTTTTTATTTTACCAACTTTAGGTTTAGTAGGCTTAGTTGGTTTAGTTGGTTTACTTTTTAATGTTTTTGATATTTTATTTTTAGTTTCTTCACTATGTTTACGTTTTTTATTATTAAACGTTGTTGAACAAGATGAATTACAAAATAATTTGTTTTTACTTAAATAAGACTCAAATGTATTTCCACAATTTTTACAAGTTTTATTTGTTGTATAAACTACTTGTAAACCCAATCTAAACATTTTATTAGTTATCGTTTTATACGTAACCCCAAAAATTTCAGCAATACTATTTGGTTTTAATCCTTGATTAACCAAATCAATTAATTTTTCAATATCGTTATCATTCCATTTCATATATATATATATATATAAATATCAACAAAATGAGTAAAAATAACTAACTGAACTTTTTTTTTGAGGTCGGGGAGGGATTTGAACCCACGATGAATTTTTCATTCGATAGTTTTGCAGACTAGTGCCTTAACCAACTCGGCCACCCGACCCTATTGTTTCTTTTTTAATCCCCCAACTTCACCCCACTCGTCAGTGGGGGATAGGTTGAGTTAAGCTTCCTAACTTATACCTTGGGCTATTCGTTTACAAGCAACAAGACCACAGCAGTGAGCAGTTCTTATGGGATGCCTCGTGGTACTATTATAACATAAAGAACAATTACCTACTAGCACCTCACACCGAAATTGTAGGCAGGCTCGGTCCCTTAATTGTTCAAATCTTTATTTCACAACGGTTTGTATTTCCAAATCTTTGGAGTTTTTTTCATTACTTTTATGAGTTACAGAACCATTACAAGTTGTGAAATAATGGAATTCACCATCCAAAAATCGATAGACTTTACATCCATCAACTTCAAATAGAAGTTCAACACTATAATTAGTATTATCTGTTTCTATTTCTTCTTTAGCTTCTCTTTTGCAACTAAGGAATAATACAGATATCAAACCAAGAAATAATATTTTTTTCATTTTTTTATATTTTAAAAATCATTTAATGTGTCCTTACCTAGATTCGAACTAGGATTATACTTCTCGTCTCCACTTTGTAAGAGTGGGATGTTTAACCATTACACCATAAGGACATTGTGTTGTGACCCTGGGGAGATTCGAACTCCCGCTCCCAATATTAAAAGTATTGTGCTTTAAACCAGCTAAGCTACAGGGTCATTTTCTTGTTAAAGTTTATTTTTAGCCCCACTAGTTACAAGTGATTGTAACCAATTTATTGGATTTTCATTTTTTTTATTTCTAACATCATCAGTTTTGCATTTAAACAGATATTCAAATATCATTTCTCTTTGGTCTTCATAATTTGATTCACAAAATTTTTTTAATAAATGTAAATCATAATGATTTTCTTTGTCAATATCTTCTTCAAAGTCAGATTTTAATTTATTATATGTTGTGATTGGTGACCACCCATTTTTTAAACATTCATCAGCAACGTGTAATATACTAACCTCAACCCCTTGTTCTTTTAATTTTGAAATAGATAATGAAATTGGGAATCCTTCTTGAAAGAATAATTTACCAATACCTTTAAGACAAATTATTCTATCATCAATTTTTTCAAATAAAAGATTATTATTGAAATAGTGAAATACCTTAACATTTATTTTTTTATCTATTACTTCGTCAAATTCAAAATCAATAATGTTATCATTAAATAAAAACTCTTTTTTCATATGAAAATTATATATTGTTAATTAAATTTTTTAGGTTGGAATCTAATTTGTAGAATCTTCCATTTCATTTTCTTGTTTCTTAATGTAGTTGTTGTACTTATTTCTAAGCATTTCATAAAACTTTGCAGAACTTGGTTTTCTAATTGTCCGTTTCATTTGTTATTTTTTTAAGTGAGTGACATCTACATAACACATTGAAGTAATGAATTGGTTCCATATGGTAGTTATTTTTGTCATCCAAATAAATCACCACCTCCATATCCACAATTGCTCTAATTTCGATGTGTTTATTGTTTGGATTATCTTCACTATAATCAATAAACAACTTATCACCAACCTTAAATTCACCAATTTTTACATTAACCATAATTTATTAAAATTTGCGTCCCAGGTAGGATTCGAACCTACGACCACTCGATTAACAGTCGAGAACTCTAAACCACTGAGTTACTGAGACTTATTGTTGTCGGCAAGATAGGAATCGAACCTATATGTAACCAATTAACCTTTCTACCGTGTATCAGACGGAGGGTATACTTGCCGTATTATAATTTTGTAGGAAAGATGGGGTTCGAACCCATATGTTACCAGTTACCCTTTCTACGGCGTATAAGGCTGAGGGGATACTTTCCTAAATCTTGTAGAGTAGACAGGACTCGAACCTGCAAAATCTCTCGGTCCCAAACCGAGTGCGCTACCAATTGCGCTACTACTCTATATTATTAAACCATATATAAATCCAAACAAAAGAACAATTAGAAATATAATTCCAACTATAAACAAGTCTGAGTTCTTTGTTTTGTAAGACAAAATTAAGAATAAGATTCCAATTATCAAAAATAAAAGACCAATAATTACTAACATTTTTTAATTATTTTTATCATATAAAATCCAAAAACGTAAACTAATCATAAACCAAATTTCGGAAAATAATAGCCAAAACCAAGTCATTAAATCTCGGTCATATTCTATATCGTATGCAAATAAAGAAAAATACATTATACCGATTAAAAGTGCAAAAAGTGCTGAAATTTTATTTATCATATTAGTTTGTTTTAATTTTCATCTTTAATTAAATCTAATACCCATTGCAAGAGTAATATTTTTTCTTTAAAAGAATGTTCAAAATCTTGACACATTACAAATAATGGGTCACCCTCTTTTATAGTTTCTTCTGTCCATTTAAAATTTATTTGTCTATCTTTCCAATACTTCACACGTTTTTCAAACTCTTCTATTTTTCCAAGTATTTCTTTTCTTGCGTTCATTATATTTTAATTTTATAGTTTAAAAAATAGTCCTGACAGGATTCGAACCCGTATTAAGCTACATATTGTTTATGTTAGACCTTTCGCTCCAATCCTAGTATTAAGGAGTGTCTGAACATTCAATCTTCACTCTACCCTTAGCTTTCGCCACAGGACTTGATTTAACTTATCTAAAATTTCCTCATATTGACAAAACAACAATCCAACTTTTTAGGTCTATCTATGTCATCTCTACCGTCAATTCTTGATTTTATATAGTCAAAGATTTCTTTTTGTTCATCAGAAGTTAATTGATTGTTGATAGTTTCAATTCTAATCTCAAATCTTACCCAATAATGTGTGTCCATAACTTTTATTTTTTAATTTTTTGTAGTCCTGACAGGATTCGAACCTGTAAAAATTAAGCATGTACTCGTCACTCGGATAATCTGTACAACACTATGACTTTGCATATTTACTCCGAGAAAATATACTGCCTTAGTTATCTTAATAGCGTCTACCAATTCCGCCACAGGACTATTATTGTATCACAAAATTACGATTTCATTTTCTAATTTCCAAACACTTTGGAATATTTTTTTATTCATTTAAAATGATTAGGTGGGTCGCTCATCTCCACTGTCTGCATTCCTTTGAGTTATGAACTCAACTGCTCTAATCTTATTAATATTTTTTTGCGGAGGACAGAGGACACGAACCCCACACCATACTTGGTGCCACTCGCTTAGCAGGCGGTGGTAACGACCCTGATTACTTTATCCTCCAATTGTTTCTAAATTCATTTACATAAACCCCTTCTCTCACCATTTAGTTCCAAGATTTAAAATTTTTTTTTGTAGTCTTGATAGGATTTGAACCTATACGATAACTGAGAACTGATTGACCCTGCTAATATTTTAAAGGAGATTCACCTTCCAGCGAAGTTATCACAGCTGCGTCTACCATTCCGCCACAAGACTGAGTTTTGTAGTCCCAACCCGATTTGAACGGGTATTTGAACATTCGTATTGTTCGGTTCTAATCCATTGAACTATGGGACTAAATATTTGCGGAAAGCTGAGGTGTCGAGCCCCATACAATACAATTGTACCTATCGTTTTCAAGACGTAGACTCGGGCCGCCGAGCTTAACTTTCCAATTTGTTTAAGTAGGTATGATGAGAATCGAACTCACTAAACCAACATCCACAATGTTGTCCCTCTCCATTTGGGTTCATACCTCATATAATCCATTTCTAAATTTCAGATGGTTTTTTGTCCATCTTCTCTGCGAGTTCCTTTTTGCTGATGTCGTTTTCACGCAATAGCTGATTGATGCGAACCACCAGGTCGGCATACCAATCCACAAAGATTTCTACATCTTTCGGTGTGCTTTTCAGCAATCTATCTACGGTTTTGCTTCTCATTGTCTTATAGTTGTTTGGTGGTGGGAGTAGGAATCGAACCTACATTAAATAATCTTCAGCTATTCGCCTTGACCAACTTGGCAATCCCACCATAATTTATATTTGATTACCTTCTTTTAAAGTTGAAGACATTTCACTACTATCCCCAAATTCTTGGTAAAAATAAACAAACATTTTTCCATTAATGTCAGTTCCTTTATGTAAAATTCTTGTGACTTTTTTTAGTTTACCAAACATATTTGGAATAACATCCCCAACTTCAAGATTTAAAATTTGATTTTTAGTCATAAAATTAATATTTTAAGTTTGAAAAAATTTAGAGTAAGTATCCACCACGTTTAAGGCTGGTTGTGGACAGTGCTACCTACGACCTTTCCTTACTCTTCCACAAAATTACGACACTATATTCTTATTTCCAAATGTTTTATCAAGTTTTTTTTACCAACAATCATCTTGAATATTAGTAGACCTAACAATGATACCTACACCCCTTTTACCACACTCGTCAATCAGTTTAGGTACATCAATGTCAAATTTACCATTATATACCATATAGTTTTTATGTACGTCTTTACTATTGAAAACTGTTACCCAATTATTAGGCATATAATCAAATTCAAAATTATCAATTTCTTTGATGGTATCATATACCTTTTGGATGTCTTCTTCACGGAATACATAACATCTCGATTCCCCCTTTCTTACTAGTTCCATAATTTTTTATTTTAAAATTTAATAATCAACTTTCATCTATATGAACCAACCTTAAGTTCTATTAGTTCCAAGATTTGATATTTTTTTTAAAGTGGTCAAATTTCACCACTTTAAATTGTTCCCCCTGATGGAATTGAACCACCATCCTCAGATTCAAAATCTGATGTAATCAACCTTTATACCAAGGGGGATTATATTTTACCAACGATGTCAAAGAACACAAAAAAACCCTGAACGTCTTTTGTCCAGGGTTTGTATAAAAAATTAATATCTTTTTTACCATCACGAGATTCCACCTGAACCATAAGAATCCGCTGACCAACAATTTTTAAATTGCGGTTGTACTGAATTACTAATATGGTTTATCGATGTTCTCATTTTTGTTATTTGTTTATAAATATTACTAAATTATTAAAAAGTTTGGTTCGGAATGATTTTTTAAGATGTGCTGTCTTTTTTAAGTTGCTGAAGTCATTCGTTATAACCTTAATTGTCAGGATAGTTTTTGTTCAAATTTACAAGTTTTGATTTTTTTAGTTTGCTGAATCTATCCTTTGTTCTATATAACGTAAAATTAATTTAAAAGTTTCATTAAGTCAAGAAAAAATAGGAAAAATTGGTTTCAGAATGGGTTTTGGTTAGTAATTTATTCCCGTGCGATTAGGAAAGTGAGACTAACCCCCCTCCTTATCAGAGGGTGACAGGGTTTGAACCTATCCTCGGCTACCATTTTGATTAATTGATTTGTTGTGTTAACTTTGCAGTAATCATTCCTTTTAAACCAATTTTTCCATTTTTTTAAACTTCTATCATCTTATATCTTTCGGACTCGATGGTTTCATTCATAATTAATATTGGTGATAGTTCTTTTCCCCCAAGAATTGACTTCAAGATTGATGGACTAAAACCAGATATTAACGCTGTACCACTTTCATCAAAACGAACTGGGAAGTTATCTCCTCTCGATTGTATGTTCCAAAAGATAATACCAGGTAGTTGATATCCACTATTCTCATATTCTTTACGAATCATTTGAATTGCGGAATTATTACGTCCAGTTGCTTGATTAAATTCCATATCCGATAAGATAAGGATTTTGGTCGGCATTTCACTTTGAGGTACATTATGTTTAATTGATTGGTTTAGAATCAATTTGAACACAGACTCCAAGTTTGTACTCATACCCCAATCAGCAGTACGTAGTTGTATGTATCTATTATATAGATTACCACTCAACTTTTGTAATTTTGGTCTCTCAGAGAATGTAATGAAAGAGTCTTTAAAAGAACCTTCATTTCTTTCTGAAATGTACAATCCCAATGATACTGCAACATCCATACAAGATAGATTATTGTTGTTACCAGCACTAGTAGACATTGAACCTGATACATCAACTACTGGTAAAATTCTTTCGGTACTTCCTTCCATAAAGTTGGGAAGAGCTTTCCATTGTTCTACAGCCAAATCTTTGACACCTTGCCCCAAAGTTTTAACTATATCATATGGATATACAGCCCCAGCGTTTACTTTAGTCTCACCTTTTTTCAATGATTCCAAGTATACTCCAAAACCAGTTAAATCGTGTTTAGAGAATGCTTTGGTGTATCGAGCCATAGCCAAAGATGGTACTTTTGAGTATTCAATATTTGTCCACTCGTTAGCACACATCTTTTGCTCGACCGTTTTGGAAAGAACTACCAACATTTTACGTAATGTTTTTGGTGTAAGACCCATAACCTTCCTGATTGAGTTAAAAATAACTCCTTTTCTTGGCATCCACTTTGCACATAGTCCATTTTTGGCTTCTAAACCTTGTACTATTGTGTTAATCGCATCGTCATTCACTTTTGTATTGAATAGGACTGTAATATCGTCCCAACGACCGAATTCAGGAATGAATTTAATATTCTTCGCCAATACTTCTGGTGCCACCTCTGCTAAGAGTTGGATTATATCACGGAATATTTGTCTTTCACCAGCACCACCACGAACATCTCTTGCCCAAAATAATATACGCAATGCAGTCTGAGGATTCTCAATGAAAGCCTTTGAGAATAGACTTAACAATCTTTCTTTGTCTTGTCCTCTCATTGCTCCAATGGTGAAGAATAGATTCACACACTCGTTAAGAGTTGATGAATTTGTAACCATACCATTTTCAGTTAAGGTATCTTCTGTTTGTAATGCGTCTAAGAAGTTCATAATATTCTGTTTTTGAATTTGTTTTGAAAGTATATAATTAATACTTTGGTTTGTCAAGGGTTTTGATTAAAATCTTTTTGCTATTTTTTCAATTAATTCAGTTTCTTCATCACTTAGTAGAAATCTATTACTTCTTATCTTTTCAATGGTTTCATACCAAGTAACTTCACTAAGAGATAGACTTTGAGTCTTACTATAAGTTGTCAATGTTTTAGGTAATTTACCTTCCTCAACCAAACATTTGATTATTTTCTCAATATCTCTATCGGAACATTGATAAATGAAGTCTTCAACATCTATGTCAACTTCAGCTTCTACTTCTTGATAAAATCTAGGCATAATTTTAATTTTTTAAATCTTGTATTTGAATTAAATAATCTGTTACTTCTTTTGGACTTAAAAATCCAAGAACATCATTTGTAACTGGTGTATCATAAGTTAAATTACCTTCATTATCAAGAACTGCTAATTCATAAAGACCTTTTTTACCACCATATGAATGTTCATGACGAATTACCGAAGCACCATACCCATTTTTAAACATAATTTTACCTGCAACACCTCCATAATGGGGCATAAAGTTAATATCCTCAAATGTTTTGAAATTTAAATTTAATAAATCAACTAATTCTTTTATTGTTAATCCTGTGACTTTACTAAGTTCAAGGATACCATTTTTTTGGTAGAATTTCATCAATTTATCTTTAGGTGTGTTCATATTTTTTTAATTAAAAAAGTGTGAAATTTTATTTCTGCATTTGTTACAAAATCTTCCTGTGTCATATTGGTCATTGTTAGTTGCCATAATACAACCCAAATCATCACAATGTCCCAAACCAAAAGTATGACCCATTTCGTGGACTATAGTTTCTCTCAAAAAAGATTTTTCACCTCTAACAATTACAAATCCTGCATTCATTGCGGCATAACCTCTCAAGAAATCACCAGTTGCCCAAAGTCTTTTATCTACAATGTAAACAACTCTACGTTTAGTATAAAACTTTTCATAACAAGTGTGAGCATTTATGATGTCTTCAGTACCTGAAATGTATAAATCAGGAGTTATTGGTTCAGGTTCACCAATGACACAATTAAAACCATAGGCTTCCTTTATAATACTACAAGCATCAGTTAAGTCACTATAATCAACATTTCCAAGTGGTTTAACTATTACATCTTCAGTAGAAACTTTAGGTTTTGGTTGATATGAAGTTTCTTGAACATTAGAATTATGACTAACATTGTTATAGTTATAATCTCTTTGGTTGTTAATAGTTACATTAACATTCTCCATAGAATTATTAATATTTTGTGCTGGGAAAGTTGTGAACATTTCAACCAATGTTAGATTGTGTTCTTTCATATAATCCCATACACAATAGATAATGAGAAGAATAACGGAGATTTTAATAAAGTCACGCATAGTATTGATTTATTTTTGTGACTACAAAGATAGACAAGTTTTTTTAAAAAAAGAATTCTTTACAATTTTTTTTACAATTTTTTTTATTTTAAAAAATGCCCCCTATGTTTTTATAAAAAATTTACCTACCATTAATTGGTATTATTTTTTTTTAACTCAAATAATGATTTATATTTATAAATACTAACTCATATCATATGGAAAAAGTATTAGTATTAAATGCAGACTTCACACCAATAAACATCACAAGTGTTTACAAGGGATTTACTTTGGTCAATAAAGGAAAGGCTGAAGTAATAAAAGCAAGTGAGAATCCAATTGTCTCAGGTATGAAAGAATTTGTACGCCCATTGATAATCCGTTTATTAAATTTTGTTAAGTTCAGAATCAATAAATTAAGAATCAATAGGCAGAGAATTTATAAAAGAGACAACAATGAATGTACATATTGTGGTAGTAAGAAAAATCTTACTATAGACCACATCATCCCCAAATCAAGAGGGGGTCAAAACACTTGGATGAATTTAGTAACTTGTTGTTCAAGTTGTAATAGATTGAAAGGAGACAAGACTCCTGAAGAAGCTAATATGAAATTAAATACCAAACCTTATGAACCAACAATATTCTCAGAAATATTAAATTCATCTGTTGGTCAAGTTTGGAATGAATTTAAAAACGATATCTACTAAAACACAAAAGGACGTAAAAACGTCCTTTTGGTAGATGTTGGATACCTCCCTTTCTTTTAGTCGAGTTTATCCCATGTGACCTCTACATCACAGGTATCTTTGGTTATAGTTGCGAAGCAAGTGATGGGGCTGATTTCATTTGTTCACCTGATGTCTCAGCTTTAGTTATCAATTGGTCTTTAACATTACCCATTTTTGTTTGTAGATGTCCAAGTTTTGGACATATTAAACCCTCTAAGCCTTTTTCAATCGCTTGTCCGAATGCACTATCCTCAAGAACTTCAAAAACAGCGTTTCTCATAATTGAACCAATCGGAGATTCACTGGTTTGTGATTCCATATATTTTTTTGCTGCAGACTCACTGATTGTTTTTGCTAAATAAGGGACTAAAAATTCACAAGAAGTTATTTTAGGAATATCTCCAAATTTTAAGTTTCCTAATGCTGTTGTAATAATTGAACCTATCCAACCTTTAGAATCTATTCCAGCAATACTTAATAACCATTTTGCGGCATATTCCTTAAAATAAGACATTACAGATTCAACACCAGTACCAAAGAAACTACCAATAAAATCAAAGAACCCTTCTGAAATTAATTTTGAATCATATCCTTTTGAATTTAGTATTGCTGTTTCTACTAAAAATTTATCAAAAAAAGAATTTAATTCCTTCTTATTTCTTAAATTTTTACCTTCTGAAAGAATTGTAAGTTTTTTTTTAATTACTAAAGTTTCATTAATCTTTTTCTGTTTTTTTAATTTTTGAAGACCTTCAGATATTGTTTGTTGTAAAACCTTATCTCTTTCTTTACTATCTTGATTAGTAAATAATTGATATTTCTTTTTCTCACGAGTGGTATATTTGATGGCATCAATTTTTCCTTTCATATATGGATATTGATAACTTTTTACACACATCTCAACCATACTTTTTTCACCTTGTCCTATTGGTAAATCTTTTTCCATACTTTCCCAATAAAGTTTAATAAGTTTCACACAATCATTTTTATTATATTCGGTTTTCAGTCTTTTTGCTGTTGTTTGTTTTTGAGAAAGTAATTCCTGCATTGACATAACCTTGATTGGTTGATACATAACATATCCTTGTTTAAAATATTTTGAATAATCCCCTAAATTTTTAAGGACATCGTTTTTAACATATTCATCTTTGTTACTTAAATCAATTCCAATATAATCACCAGCAATTTCAGGTGACATTTTATCTTTACTTATCCAACCTAATTTAGATAAATGACTAACTAATTTATTACCTTGTTCAAATATATCTTCAGTCGCAGCACTTAATCCTTTTGGTTTCCACATTTGTAAAGGTTGTTTATCTTTAATAGATATTAATAATGTGTTATATAACCCTTTATCTTGTAATAATTTAACAGAATCAGGGTCTTGAGATAAATCAACCAAAGAATATTGATTCCATTTTTCTTTAGGTAATTGGTCTATTTGAATAAACTTTTCTTGTTTTAAATAATCAATTACTTTTTGTTGGTCAGGTGATGCTAAAAGTGCACCTGTCTTTGTAATACTCTTACAAGAAACACTAGGATTTTTTTCAATAACTTTTCCTTCTTGTTCTGGATTATCTCTATATTCCATACTAAAGGTATATCCATCATCATTTGGAAATATAAAGACGTAATTTTTTTTAGCATCAACTAGTGTTGGGTTAGTTGATTTTTTATATAAACAAAGTTTATTTGTAACCACATCTCTTCTTTTAGTAAATGCACCATATTGATTTTCAGGAAAACAATTGTACATAACCGCCAAATCTAAAAGATTACTAGGATTATTTTGACCTTGTTCTTGTTGTTCTTTAATTATTTTTTTTGATTTCATAATTTTTTTTTTGAATTTAAGTTGTCATTGTTGAACTATCACCACCTTCTCTATTTGGGTCTTTATATTTTTTTTCTTCAGTTTTGTTACTGCCTTTACATTTTGCAATAACTTTATCATAAATATCTTTAGTCAATGAACTAGGTCTATCAGCTAAACCTAAGAAAGTGCTAATTTTACCTGCAGTTTCAGGACCCATACAACTATCTTCACTTGCTCCAACACAACGTTGAACTTCGGCAACCATTGGATTACTCTTATAAAAACCAAATGGAAAATCATATCCTGGTGAGCAACCACGAGTTGGAACTGGTGGTGGTGGAACTACATCGTCATCATTATCAACATAGTTACATATGATGATATAGTTGTTACCGCCATGTGAAATTTGAATTGTACCATTACCTGGTTTATAGTTACCTTTAACACCTTGAGCTTCAAAAGTACCATCTTTATAAAATTTAACATCTTTTAAATTTGATGGTGTACCATCAACTGTAACAATATTAGGACTACCCATTGGTAAATAATCACCCCCACTATCAGCTAATTTCTGAAGGTCACTTTGGGTGAATCCATTTCCTTTTGTAACTGTTGTTAAACAAGGTGAGAAACCTGAATCATCATCACCACCAGTCATCCACCAATATAATAAAGCTAAAGTTCCTGCACCAGCAGCTGCCGCCATAGCATACTTGAAATTTTTATTCTTCCATAATTTACTCCACCAAGGTTCAGGAATTGGAATTGGTACTGGTTCTATGTGAATATCAAAATCATCAGGCCCTGGTTTTGGTTTTAAATTTATATCACCACCTGGTTTAAATCTACCACCAGTATCTTTATATTTTTGTAAAACTTTCTTAGCTTCATCTTCGGTGTAATTACCAGTTGCTTTTAAAGCGGCTAAAGCTTCTTCCTCAGTTTTAATTGCATATTTTTTAATAAATGATGGTTTTTGAACAAAATCAGAAATGATGGCGTCCTTAATTCTTCTTGCTTCACTACTTGTATCTTTTCCTAATTCTTTCATAAGATGTGAGTACATATTTCCGATTTCATCTGATTTTAATAATCCTTTTTCTGCGGCTGTAACAATATCCTGAATTGTATGTCTGTTACTTTTAACACCATTTATTGTGAATGTATGTTGAATAGTTCTAAGTGCATCCTCAACCTTACTTCTTAAAGCTCTACCTTCAGCTGAAGCCGCAAATTTTAAATCTTTTATCAAAGCACTTTCAGCTGAACCTAAACCATATTCTAAAATTTCTTCATTTTCTGTAAGTGTATGTTTAGTTTTATAACCAGAAAGTAATCTAAATCTTTCTATTTCTTCTAATAAAATTTTCTTTTCCATTTTATATTATTTTTATTTTATTTTATTTAAAATAATCCAGTTCCTTCGTAATCAACATTAACACCACTTCTTTGTATGTTTGATATTAAATTTTCAGTACCTTTTGCGGCTTCAGAACTACCTTGTGCTATTGCTGCTTCCGCACCTCTAGAACCTGCACCGCTCACATATTCTATAGCTTTACCTACCCCTTTTTCAACACCATAATTAATTGCAAGTTCTCTACCTGCTAATTTTGCTCCCTTTTTGGATAAAAGTTCACCAAGTCCTTGAGTGAATTTACTAATAAAACCACTCACTTTACCCAACATACCTTTAATCCATTCTGCAGCTTTTGGAAAAGGTTTCATAAGGAAATTTACAGCCTTGTCTAAAAATCCAGGTACTTTATTAACATTAGTCAACATACCTTCAACTGTTTTTCTCATTCCTGGATTTTTTTCTAAAAATAGTGCAATTTCTTCAGGTGATTTTTGAACTAATTCTTTAACTACACTTAATTCGGCTTTTGCTGCTTTTGCCGCGGCACCAGCACTAACAAGTCCTATTACATCAAAACCTATAGTTAAAAGTTGCCACCATAATGGGTCACCTTTATGTTCACTATCTCCTGACATAAATTCGTAGATATCTAACGCAACCACAATTGCCCAAGGTATCCATTGAACTGTTTTACCAATGCCTGTAGCAATTAATACAGCGTCTATTGTTGCACCAATAGGGTTATATAACGTATTTCTTAACCAACGAGCAAAATATATAAATCCTTGTCCTAACAAAGACAATATTTTAGTAACATCGCCACTTAAAACAGCACCCCCTAATTGATATAGACCTTTTCCTGCGTCACCAATCATTTTAGTTGTTCCTGTAACTAAGTCTGTTGCACTTTTACCTAACCAATTTCCTAAATCTTTAGCACCACTCCATGCCCATTCACCCCATGTTCTTTCATTAAGATTTATTTGATTAAATAATTCTTTCGCAGATTCTTTTATAAAAAATAAATCTGAGTTTAACGATTCATTTAATGATAATTTACCCAAATTCATCAAGTTTTCTTCACGAATTTGTTGAGGTATATTTGTTGCGTGTTTGAAAGAGTGTGTAAGGAAAAGGGTTATATTGTCAATACTATCCCAAAAATTACCAATTTTTCTATTTTCCTTCAAATCATACATTTCATCCATCAAAATGAAATATCTGTTATCTGGAGACATCATATCACTAATTATAAAATCATTATTGTTTGATTTTACTAATAATGTGTTATAGTTTTCAGTTAATGTTTTATCACTTTGATAATTCATTAACAATTTCATTCTATTTTTAAGATTTAAACTTGAATGGTTTTCCATTTCTATATTTTAAATAATAAATATTAAGTATTATAATAAAGTATTCGCTTTACCTCGATTAATTTTAACTATATCTCTCCATTTGGTTAAACCAATTTGATTAGCAGGTCCTCTTGTTACTCCTGACTCCCATTTTGTTACTGTTGGATATTTTGCTTTTCCTCCTCCACCCCCAGCGGCGGCGGCATCTTGTTCATCAATCTCACCTTCAGTTGTTTTATTTGTGAATCTTTTCATCAAAGATATTATTGTGTCAACTTCAAATTTGTCCATTAAAATAATTCAGCACTTGGTAGTTTATCCATATATAGGGTATAATATTCATTTAAAAATGATAAGATTTCAGATTCATCAATAAATAAATCCTCATCTTCAAATTCCTCAAATAAATCATCACTTTCATTTAATTCGTTAAACTCATCTGAGTCGTTATGGAATTCATAACCAAAATCTTCTAAATCAATATATGGTATTTTTGCTTCTCGTATAACATCTTCGTTATCTGAATTGGTTCTAAATGAAACTTCCAAAACTTCTTCAAAATTATTGAGATGAAAAGTTACAATTTCTATTATTTCCATTTTTTAATATTTTTTGAATCGTCTAAACATATCCAAAGATTTATTTACTTGTTCTTGTAAAGGTTCAACCATATCCTCTTCAACTTCATCATATATATCAGAATCATCGTCTATTTCAACATCAATATGATATTCAGTGTCATCACTATCTTCATCATCCATATATTCGTCATCCATAGTACCATAAGTCAAATCATCTTCACCATCACCAATTTGGTCTAAACCATTAAAATGTTTTTTAGGTGAAACATAAGAATAATCGTCCTCTTCATCTGAAAAAAGACCAGTACTCATACCATCGTGTCTCATTTCATTTATTCTCATATTAGTGTAAGTTTTAACTTCACCTCTATTATTAACTGTAATACCACCTTTATCATTTGCCAAGTCTTGAATGTATAAAGGTTGTTGATTAATTTGTTGTCCGTAAGTTGTCACAAATCCATCATATACTTGTTTGTGTTGGTCAAGGATATTATTTCTTTCTGCTTGTGACATTTTAAAAAAGTATGCGTTCATAATTGTTTTTTTTTATAAATATATTAGTTTGTTGATAGTTTAGTAAGTAAAGGTTTAAGTTGAGTTGAAAAAGATTGTAATAAATTTTGAAAACTAAGTTTTCGACTTGTCAAATCCCCAATAATTGTTTTAGCTAATGGTGATTTCAAAGCATTAGTAACTTTACCTTCCAAATCAATAACCATACTATCAATATATTGTAAAAATGTTTTTATCACATCTTTCATATATCCTTCCACCTTTTTTGTTTTTATAAATTTTTTTATAGTTGGTGCTATTGTTTGTGCAGGTCCTGGTAAAAACATAAATAAACCTGAAATAGCTGTTGTTAATAACAAATCATTTTTTCTATTTATATCTGTAGTTAAATACCATTCTATTAGATAAACTAAGGTATTCAGTGCATCAACAATAATTCCACTACCAGGCACTATTAAATCTAAGCCTCCCGAAAAATAATCCGCAAAATCATGTAACCAATCTGAGGCATTATTAGATATTTCTTCAGCAGCAAGTGTAATTAAATTTGGATTTTTGGTATATTGCCCAGAACATTTTGTTCTTAACTTATAATCCCTTTGAGTTTGAGTTAGACTTTTAAATTCAGGGTCTTTGTTGAAATCAAATACAAAAGCCTTTTTAGTCGCATTCCAAGTATAACTATTAGTATATGGTGCAGGTTTTTGACCTCCATTATACCACCATTTTTGATAGTCTTCTTGTTTACTCCTACCACAAAAGTCAATGACAGTAATTTGTTGAGCTTCAATAATTAACTTTAATATTTTTTTTTTACTAATAGTATAACTTTCCTTTATCTTCTTTTTTTTATTTATCAATTCGTTAAAATCATCTTCACTCATCCACTTATCGGTATCTTCAAGCACTTGAAGTGTACGTCCCTTATCCCACTTTACATTATATTGTACATAATCAAATACTTTACTCACATCTGTTACCACACCACGGTCTCCATAACTCATATCAGGTTCATCAACCATAGATAATAACACAATTCTATCACCTTTATTTAATTTTGGATTTATCATAAATTTTAATTTTTTAAATAAATATTTATATTATATTTATTATTTATGAGAATACTAATAACAGAAAGTCAAAAACGAATGATATTACTAGAAAGTAGTGGAGAAGAACTAGGTAATATTATTAAACAGAATGCTGAAAGGGTAAAAAAACTTATTGAAGAAGCCCAAGGTCAAATTGGGATGAATCTTCAATTCTTATTAACTTGGGGTGCGGGTATTGGTGGTTTCATAGGTCCTATTGAAAGTTTTGTAAGAGGTAGATTCCCAAGTTTATCTGATATGGAAGTTACATTAATATTGATTGGAGTTATCTCAACTTATTTCTTTGAAAATAAAGAATTAATCAAAAAAATATCAGATAAAATTCAACAAGAAGGTCTAAGTAAAACATTTGAAAAAGTTATTAGAAAAAGTGATGAATTAAAACGTACATTTTTGGAGTTTATAGAAAGTTTGGGTGTACTCTTTCATAGGGTAACAAATATGATGAGTTACACATTTATAATTCCTTTAATTCCAATTATCTATCAAATGACAACTGATGGATTAGTTAATGGTTTTGATTTAAAACAATTGGTAGTTAGAGTTATTGGATTTTCTGGATTAACTATTTCAGGTATTATTTTTAAAGAACTTATTACAAAAATGGTTAGAAGATTTAAAGGAAATTAATTGAACTTATCACTTTTTTAATTTATGCTTTATAAAAAAAGAATAAATTATGAAAAAATTTGATTTCAAAGACATTACTTTAGTTCCCGAAACTATTTCATCAATAACATCAAGGGCTGAAATTAATATTTTTACCGAAAATGGTAATTTACCAATCATAGTCAGTCCTATGGATACTGTAGTTAACCATAAAAACTACAAAAAATTTATTGATAATAATCTTAAAGTTTGTTTACCAAGAGGTGAATATTTTAATGATAGTAATGAAGGGTTTACTTCAATATCACTATCAGATTTTGAAATAATTATATCTTCCCATCAAAATTTCGAAAAAGTCCCAACAAATCAAAAAATTTTGGTAGATATTGCTAATGGTCATATGTCAAAATTATATGATTTATGTAAGTATTTTGTTGAAAACATAAAAATAAAACATAAATTGATGATTGGTAATATTGCAAATCCTAACACTTATGAAAAGTTTGCAGAACTTGGTGTTGATTACATCCGTGTTGGTATTGGTGGTGGTTCAGGTTGTTTAACTTCAGCTAATACAGGTGTTCACTATCCTATGGCATCACTTATTTCAGAATGTTATCAAATAAAAAAGAAAAGAGGTTATAATACAAAAATTGTTGCTGATGGTGGATTCAGAAATTATGATGATATTATTAAAGCATTGGCCTTAGGAGCTGATTATGTTATGTTGGGGGGTGTTTTGAATAAATGTTTAGAATCATCTTCTCCAATCTATATTAATAAACTCATCCCAATAAGTGAAAAAACTTCAAATTTCATATTCAACAATTACCCATTCTTAAAAAGATTTTTATATAAGAAATTTAGAGGTATGAGTACTAAAGAAGTACAAAAAAAATGGGGTAAAGATAAATTAGTTACTTCTGAAGGTATATCTAAGTTCAACAAGATTGAATACTCTTTGGAAAAATGGGTTGATAATCTTAAAGACTATCTAAAATCTGCAATGTCTTATACAAATTCAAAAAATTTAGAAGAGTTTAAGGAAACCGAATATGTTTTTATTACTGAAAATGCTTTGAAAAGATATAATAAGTAATATTACTCTTTTATTGATACCACTAGTTTCCCCTTTCCTTTAATTACACGATGATAAACACCTTTAGGGATAAAATATTTCTCCCCTACAATTAATTTGGAGGGGAGTTCATTATCCATCTGTAAATACCAATCATCATTTTCTAATATTTCAACAATTCTATCTTTTCTATCTCTATGCCATTTTAATTCTTCATTATCAACATTTTCTTCAAATGTTCTGATTTTAATGTCATCAATAATTTCTTGTTGAAAGGGGAAATTTTCCATTACCAGCTTGCACTTGATTTAAGACCCAATTTTTTTGCATATCTTCCGACATTACAACTCCAGTATCCTGCCATTGTTCTATCTTTCTTTTGAGCACAATTATGTCTTGCTCTAAATGATTTTGCGGCTTTTGGATTTCTATTTTTAACTTTAAGATTAGGGTCGCCAAATGTTACTTTTTTAATTGTACCTTTCGGTGTTTTTACATAAACGGCAAATTTCTTAGGTCCTCCAGGTGTTCTAAAGGGAGAATTTAATTTAACATTCTTTCCGTGATGTTTTGCTTCAAATAAAAGTTCATCAACTTCTTCTTCATACATTGGAGCATCTAACCAAACTTCATCACCATTTTCTAGTAATACTTTTTTACCTAAATCGGATTCAACCAACCAAGTATCCTCATCATTTAACATTATCTTACCTTCATTGTATAAATTTCTAACTTCATTAATTAGTTTAAAATATTTTTCTGAATATATTCTGAATATATTTTCACTCAATGAAATTTTATTTTCCAAATGATATTTTAATTCCTCAGATATTAAAGATTTTTTAATTAACCTCATTGGGGGTGTTAAAGATTCTCGTAAAACTTTTTGTATTAATTTATCTAAATTGTTATTCATAGTTTGTTTTTTAAAATAAATATTCTTAACTTTACAATATTAATTCACTTTTTAATTTAATAAATTCTATGTTTTCATTATATCGTGTATTCTACATCTTAATAAGAATTTATATTTTTGCCAAAATATTTTACTTACTTGTTGTTACGTATTATTACCCTGATTTATATCCAATTAGTTTGTTAACTTGGTGGATTTATTTTTTGATATTTGATATTTGGTTGGAAGTTATATTACCAAATAAAAAATCAACAACTGAAATAAAAAACGAAGAAAAAGAAAATGAAACCCCTAATCAATAGGGGTTTTAAATTTATATAACTTGTGTATATTTATAAAGAAAAAGTTTTATGAGAAAGTTTACAATAACAGAATCTGAGTTAAGAAAAATAGTTAGAAAAACAATTTTGGAACAAGAAAATGGTGAAATGAAAGAGGTTCAAGAGAAACCTAGATGTGTTCCTGAGAATGTCGTACCATTAGATGAGATTGTTGGTACTGCTGATGAATATGTTGATTATGCACCAGGTGTAAATAAAAGAAAATTAGGAGTTAATTCAATGGTTGATACCTTGGGTATTCTTAATAATATTCGATTATTTAAAGATGTTAAAGATGGAGGAGCACATTTAGCTTATAATATGATGCACCATTTGAATAAGTTCAGAAATAAAAATTATTATGATGAAACATCAGGTCAATGTAATAAAGCAATGGATAAAATAATTGAACTATATAAAGAAAATGAACACGGAACTGAACTTGTTAAGGATATTGAACGTGTTTTAAACCTTCAAACTAAAGACGATGACAAAACACCATCACCAAGAGCAAAAGAATACTTGAAAAGGTCTTTAGAATTAATTAAAGGTAAATAATCTAACCTCTTAGGAGGACTATTAGGACCGTTTGCTGTTATGGCAACAAAGAAAGAGGACATCGCTACGTCCTCTTTTTCTATTTATACTATTTATAAAAAAAAAGATATGAAGAATAAATTATTTTTTGGATGGGAAAACACAAAATGGTTGTTTAGAGAAATTACAAATATGTATTCATCGAAAGAATCTTTTTTCTCAAAAAAAAGGATTGAATCTGGTTTAGCGTTTGTTATTGCCCAATGGGGAATGATTTTTTTCTTATTGGAAAAACATTCAACATTAACTATGACTGATTTAATTATGTGGGCAGGTGTTGAATTTGCAATATCAGGTTACATTATCCACCAAATACAAAAAGAAAAGAAAACTGAAGAACAAAAAGAAGAAACCCCTGAATAATCAGGGGTTTTTCATTAGTTACTCTTAACTTCTTCAAATTCAACATCAGAACCTGTAAAATTATCAGGGTTATTAAATTGTTCCCCAACATTCCCATATATTTTTTGGGTTACTTCTTGCATTTTGATGTTTACATTATCCAATGCTTTATCAATTGATTGGACATCACCTGAATTTTTAGCTTCTTTTAATAGTTCCAATTCAGATTTTATTGTTTCTTTTTCTTCTTCGTTCATTTTTTCATCCAAATCTTTCAAAGCTTTTTCAATATTGAAGATTGTTGAGTCAGCTTCATTTATTTTTTCAGCTTTTTCTTTCAAAACCTTATCGGATTCGGCATTTTCTTCAGCTTCACGTTTCATTCTATCAATTTCATCTTGAGAAAGACCTGATGATGACTCAATTCTAATTGTTTGTTTCTTATTTGTACCTTTGTCTTGAGCTGATACGTTAATAATACCATTTGAATCAATGTCAAATGTAACTTCGATTTGAGGAATACCCCTCATTGATGGTGGAATACCATCCAAGTGAAATCTACCTATTGATTTGTTATCTTTAGCCATTGCTCTCTCACCTTGAAGTACGTGAATTTCAACAGATGGTTGATTATCTATAGCAGTTGAGAATATTTGAGACTTTTTAGTTGGAATTGTGGTGTTTGCCTCAATTAATTTTGTAAATACACCACCCATTGTCTCAATTCCTAGTGAAAGTGGGGTAACATCCAATAAAAGTACATCTTTTACGTCACCAGCTAACACACCACCCTGAATTGCTGCTCCCAAAGCAACAACTTCATCAGGATTTACACCTTTTGATGGTTCTTTTCAGAAGAATTTCTTAACAGCCTCTTGAATTGCGGGTATTCTTGTTGAACCTCCAACTAAAATTACCTCATCAATCTCTCCGATAGTAAGATTTGCGCTTGACATTGCTCTTTTACAAGGTTCAATAGTTCTTTCAACCAATTTGTCAATCAATTGTTCAAATTTGGCTCTTGTAAGTGTTTTTACAAGGTGTTTTGGTTGGTTATCAATGACCATAAAGTATGGTAAGTTGATTTCAGTACTTTGAGATGATGAAAGTTCAATTTTAGCCCTTTCTGCGGCTTCTTTTAGTCGTTGTAATGACATAGAATCATCATTCCATCCCCCATTTTCATTTTTAAATTCATTTGCTAACCAATCTACAATTGCTTGGTCAAAATCATCACCCCCAAGGTGTGTATCACCATCAGTTGACAATACTTCAAATACACCCCCACCCAATTCAAGGATAGACACGTCATGAGTACCACCACCACAGTCAAAAACAACGATTTTTGAGTCTTTGTTCTTCTTATCAAGACCATAAGCCAATGCTGCAGCCGTTGGTTCATTGATGATACGTCTTACATTCAACCCAGCAATCTCTCCAGCTTCCTTTGTTGCTTGTCTTTGAGCATCATTAAAGTATGCTGGAACGGTAATTACTGCCTCAGTTACTGATTGACCCAAATAATCCTCAGCGGTTTGTTTCATCTTCTGTAATACCATAGCAGATATTTCTTGTGGGGAATATTCTTTACCATCTATATTCACTTTAGGTGTGTTATTTTTCCCTTTTACGACATTATATGGTACTCTCTTAACCTCAGACTTGATTTCGTCATAATTTGAGCCCATAAATCGTTTAATTGAATACACAGTCTTGTCTGGATTTGTTACAGATTGTCTTTTAGCAGGGTCTCCAATCTTTCTTTCCCCTCCATCAATAAATCCAACAATTGATGGGGTAGTTCGTTTACCTTCCGAATTGGTGATAATCACTGGTTCACCATTTTCCATAATTGCAACGCACGAATTTGTCGTACCTAAGTCAATTCCTAAAATTTTACTCATAATTTTTCTGTTTTTGTTTAATAATATATTTTATTTTTTATGGAGTCAATCCAAAATTTATATTTTAATGTATAAAAACAATACCATAGTAAAAATAACTGACAATTTGTCAGTTTTTATGACAAATTAAATTTTTTTTATAAAATTATTGTTTTTTTAAAAAATATGTTGTATTTATTCCTAAAACAAAATCAATGGGAACTAATCTAATCAACATAAATCAAATTTTATCTTACTAATCCTCCTATTATTAGGGGGATTTTTTTTATCATATAAATTAATAAACTAAAAACACTTTTTTAAAAAATGAAAAACACTAAAATTTACAACGAATTGGTTCAAAAAATGAGAACCTTCTTCCAAGCTAAAGGTTTCTTAGAAGTACCTACTCAATCAAGACTCTCTATCTTAGCCGCATGTGAAAATCCACATAGCATCACAACATTTGAGTATTCTAATGAGGTTTGGCCATTACCGCAGACTGGACAGATGTGGCTTGAGTACGAATTATTGAAAAATCCTGAATATCCTGGAGTATATTGTATCTCAACATCATATAGACAAGAGAAAACACCAATACCTGGAAGACATGATTTAATTTTTCCTATGTTTGAGGTTGAGACTAAAGGTACTAAAGAAGATATGGTTAAACTTCAAGCTGAAATGCTGGAATATCTTGGTTTTGATACACCAAAAGTTGTTGATTATAACCAACTATGTGAACATTATGGTACAGAAATCCTTGAGGCTGAACACGAAACAAAAATGTGGGATGAAATCGGTGATTCAATTTCTCTTCAAAATTTTCCATTGCGAACAAACCCATTCTGGAATATGCAAAAAGGTGATGGAGACAAATTCAACAAAGTTGACGTAATATTATTTGGCCAAGAGACTATTGGTTCAGCAGAAAGAAGTTGTGATAAAGAAAGTATGAAAGAAATGTTCTACACAATTGAAGGTGGAAACTACGCTGGAAAACTTTTTGAATTATTTGGTAAGGAAAGAGTAGAAAAAGATTTGGAAGATTTCTTATCTTTGGACTTCTTCCCAAGATTTGGTTGGGGTTGTGGTATGACCAGATTGGCAAGAGCATATGAACTTAATCTTCAAAAAAAACTTAGTCTAGACATCGCTTAATTATGGCAAAAAAACAAAATCCTGAACCGATTAACACTGGAACTACTAAATACGAGGTTGTTGTTGATGGGGATGATATTATTCAAATATGGAAATATGACAAAAGAATCAGTAAAACACCATATGAAATAGAAAATATCTATAAAGGAGAACCAAAATTTAATAAATTAAAAAAGGGGTCGAAATAGACCCCTTTTTTTTTCACTCTTTTCCTTCTTTAGAAGAATATTTAACCCCCATTATCGTTCCAATTATACTAAAAGCATTAGTTAAAAGAATACCTAACATATTTGACCAAGTTGAACCTATCATTTGAGTATCTTTATTTATCAATAAAGCTAAAATATACATAAAAGTGGTGATAATTCCGATTGATATAATCACACCTAATGCAATTGTTACAATACTCCCAATTAATTCAGTTTGTTTTCTTTTTTGTATAATATCTAAGTCATTTAGTGCTGTTTGTTTAGCACTTTCCGCCTCAATTCTTGCTATTTCTGACTTATCCATAGCTTCCTTGAGTTCCAAACTTATTCTTTCATTATCTTCTTTCCAAGTAATTAGTTCTTGATTTTGAATTTCTAACGTTGATTTAGTACTTTCAACATCTAATAAGGTTTTTTGGAGTTCTTCCATTATTCTCTTATTTTCTGTATTCAAATCCTCAAGTTCTCTATTTTTTATTTGAATCTGTTTTGTAATCTCCAGACGTTTTTTCCTTGATTCTGAGTCTTTTTTCTTACAAGTGTCAATATATTCTTTAAATTCTGGGTCATCTGATGTGTCCAAAATTTTTAATATGTTTCCTTCTAATCCAACATCCTTTTTATTAAGGAGGTCAATTAATTCATTCTTAGTTTGTTTACAAATTTTCATGAGTATACTTTAAATGGGGCTGTTCTATTTTTATATCCCTCATAATCTTGTCTAAACGATTCTAATCTAGGTTCAATATCATCAGATTTAATAATCCAAAATTGAGCTCCAGCTTGTAATGCTTTTGTTTGTTCTTCAGGTTCATTGGATGATGATATTATCCCAATAATAACGTGATTTCCAAACTCAAAATTTATTTTTCTTATAAGTTCAATACCATCAAATGATGAACCTATCAAATTTAAATCAACAAAAACACACTCAGGTTTCTTGTCTCCATTTTTATGCCACTTCTCAAATAGTTTTGCGGCTTCATCAGAACTCGTCAATGCCTTTAAAGACAAACTTATATCCAATAACGAACAAGCATCTTCAAACACCAAATGGAACAAGTCCTCATCATCAATTAACATTAAAGATTCAATCATTTTTTTTATTTTTCTAAGTTTATTTTGAATTTAGTACCTATTTCATTTTTTTCACAAGAAACCTCAAATCCGTGTTCATTCAATATTGCAATACAAATATTTAAACCTAATCCAGTTCCACTTTCTTTTTGTCCTTCCTTCCTTGAATATGGTTTTGAATATTTTATAAAATCTTCTTGAGTTAATCCTCGACCATTATCCTGAATAATTAAATAATTACCCTCCATTTGGACTGTCACTAACTTTGTATTTGAATCATTATATTTTAATCCATTACGAATTAAGTTATCTATTGCTGTACAAAATAATGGTTCATTTACTTCTTTCTCAATTAATGAATGTATTTTAACCTGACTTTTGTATGATGTGGTTGATAAGAAATTATCAAGTATTTTCTTGAGGTCGCAATTTTTGACGTTTAATACTGAATCTTTTTTAACTAAATTTGTAAATTCATAAACACCATTATACACTTTTTGAGTATGTGTCAACCCATCCTTTAACATTTTGAATGGTGCGGTTATTTTTAATTCCTCCATTTGTTCTGGAGTTAATCTTCGTTCTAACGAATTAATTCCTCTAGGGATATATGTATTGATACCTGAGTGCATATCGTGTCTTAGAATCTTTGCTGCATGCTCTAAATAGGTGTTCTTTTTCTCTATTTCAATATTTTGTTTAATGATTTCGGTTACATCATATCTGATTGAACGATACCCTTTAAGATTACCCTTTTCATCAAAATCAGCTTTAATAAATGAATCAACCCAATACAAATCACCATTTTTACTTTTGTTCGTTATTACATCATTCCATATTTTTTTCTGTTTTACTACAACATTATACATTTCTTTCCAAAATTCTTTTGGATGTAAATTAGAACTTACAATATTGTGGTCTTTACCTATGGTTTCTCCCATTTTCCACCCTGAAACTTCTTCAAATCTTTTGTTAACATAAGTTATCCTACCTTTTTTATCCGCATTTGAAACTAATACTGAATTATCTACAAAGTTTTCAAACTCTTTTAATTCTTCTTGTGCTTTTTTAGTCTCCATAATTGAATATGTAAAAGAATATATTGACGCAATAACTTGTCCAAAATTTATTTCAATTTGTAACCAATCTCTTACCTTTAAATTCTCAAAACAAAATACTCCAATAACTTCACCACGATAAATTATTGGTACATCTAAAATAGATTTTATTTTATTTGGTCTTAAATAAGATTCAGTAAAACAAGAAGTTGCTTCGTGTTTCTCAGCATTATTGGCAACAATGATTGGGTCAATTTCTAAATGATTAAAATATGGTAAAAAATCTTTTTTATTTAAAAAAATACCTTCATCCCATATTTTATCGTTTTTTATATATAATTGTTTACAAATTATGGAACTTTTATTCTTACCATATAACCAAATTGAAACTCTATCAACATTTAGTACTTCAGAAATCTTTTTAGTTAAAAGTTTTCCACCCTCATTTATATTACCTTGGTAGAATAATGGATTGTGAGACTCCTCAATTATTAATTCATTTAGTTTGTTTGAATATCTGTTGTGGTTTGTAACTAACTTTAGTTTTCTGGTGTAAACGTTTCCTAAATAACAGAATAAGGGAAATAAAAATATTAAACTGAAAATTTCTAAAATACTCAAATAAGTTGATATCTCTTTTGGTGAAACAAGAGAAATAAGATTTATTATAACGAACAGAAACATTATAAAAAATGAAAAGTAAATAGTTCTTTTAACTTTGAATGACATTTTTAAAAAAATTAACAATAATAAATATCAGATTTGTTATGATTGTTAGTATTTATTTTAAAAATATAAAACTATGTTAAAAATTGGTTCACAAGGAGCTTTAGTAAAACTCCTACAAGAAAAATTGGGGGTAACTGCCGATGGTATATTCGGTCCTGGTACTGAAAAAGTACTAAAAGAATGGCAATCTAAGAATGGGTTAGTTGCCGATGGTATTGCAGGTCAAGTGACTTTGGGTAAAATGGGAATTGAAATACCCACAGTCAAAAAAGAACCATTAAAATTGGAGAAACTTAAAGGTCACGTACCTCAAAATGTGATTGACGAGATTGGTTTAATTGCTGAAAAATTTAACCTCATCACAAATCTTCGTTTGGCACATTTCTTAGCTCAATGTTCTCACGAGTCAGGTAATTTCAAAGCGGTATCAGAAAATTTAAACTATTCAAAAGATGGTTTGATGAAAATCTTCGGTGGATATTTCCCTGGTAACTTAGCTGAATCTTATGCTCACCAACCTGAGAAAATTGCATCTCGTGTTTATGGAAGTAGGATGGGTAATGGTGATGAAACGTCAAAAGAAGGATGGAAATTCAGAGGCCGTGGCTACATTCAACTTACAGGTAAACAAAATTATGAAATCTTCTCAAAATTCATTGGTGAAGATTGTGTCGTAAATCCTGATTTGGTGGCAACTAAATACCCACTTGGTTCTGCTGCGTTCTTTTTCAACAATGTAGGTCTTTGGCCTATGTGTGATGAAGGTTCAACAGATGATGTTGTAACAAAAGTAACAAGAAGAGTGAATGGTGGAACAAATGGTTTAGCTCATCGTTTACAAGAATTTAAAAAATTTAATAGTTTATTATCTTAAAAAATAACCCCCAATAAATGGGGGTTTTTTTATATGAATTCTAATTCATTTGTTGTTGGATTCCAATCAATTGTAAGTGGTTTATTACTATAAGCATATTGTTCATTAAGAACTGATGCGTTTATGTAATGAGTATCACCATCAAAAGTATAACCATAACCAGTATGAATATGACCACAAACGTGAATTTTTGGTTTTATCTCTTTAATTCTTTTAGTCAATAGTTCACACCCAAGATGGTCAGTTCTACCAATTACTTTATCTAGGTAACCATAAGCTGGTCCGTGAGTGATTAAGATGTCAGTATCAGTTGGAATATTATTCCATCTACGTTTCAGTTCCTCACCTTTTCTTGGTAGATTAAATGCCCAATCAAAGAATTCTGGTTGCCAAGGACTACCATATATCTTCACTGGGTTTTCATCCCCAATTTGGACTTCTACTGAATTATCTCTTAGGTATTCAAAGTTCTTATAGGTATTTAATATTTCTTCGGTAGATTTGGGGATTAGGACACTTCTATGAACAAAGAATGGCTCTCTATCTATGAAACCCCAATCGTGATTACCTGCAATGAACATTTTGAAGTCATAATTTTCCAAACTATTATACCACTCACAAAAATCTTCAATTTCGTGTTTATAACCCATTGAAGATATATCCCCAGCGTGGATTAATAAATTTCCACCAATTAAGTCATCAGTGATTAATTTGTGTTTGGAGTGTGTGTCAGATATAAATGTAATTTTCATTTTTACTTTTTTTTCAAAGATAGTTATATTTATGATAAAAACAAACTTTATGAAAAAAATAATAAGATTAACTGAAAATGATTTAATAAAATTAGTTAAACGTGTGATATTTGAACAAGAAAAACCTATAGCGTATGGACCTACAGTACTTCAACTTTATTGTGAAGGTGGTAAAGGATTAGTCACACCTGATACAATGACAACACTTAAAATTGAAATTGATAAAAATACAAATTTAAAATATAATGGAAAAAAACCAGGTCCTTTAAAGGAAGGATATGGGGATGGATTAACCATAGCGATAAAAGATAATTCTCAAGTTTTAAAAGATTATTTAATGGTATCACTTGGGCTTTCTTTTGGTACAATTATCAGAAACGTAAGAAAAAGAGATGGTTTACCACTTGACCCTGAAGAAAAACGAGAATTCAACACAAGATTTAATACTTTAAGAGATAAATTTAGGTCTAATTTTCCTGGCTTACCAGCAGAACCAACAACTGACGATATAAATCATATTATTGAAGATGATTTACCAAAGTATAATGTTGAACAAATTAATAGATTAATCAAAAATATTCAAAATTTTAAATCTGAAATTGTAAAATTTGTAGAAAATGAACTAAAATTAGGTAATAATGTTTCATTTCCTTCTGTAGATAATGTATCATTGAATAATTTAAAATTAAATGAAAAGGTATTTGTTTCAGCAGATTTTTCTATTGATAAAAATAGGATTGGTAAGACAGAAGAAGAAAACAGAAAAAAACTTTTAGATGCACTTTGTAGTACATTTAAAAAATTCATAAATAGTGGAGGAATAACGCAAAACGGAATTGTTACTATTCCTTCTATTGAGTATTTAATAACAATTAATCCACAACTAGACACCATAATAAGAAGTATTAATAAAGATTTAAATGTGTCAGGGTCACTTACAGCACCAATTCCAAAATTGGTTTCAGATTTAAAACTTAAATATGATAGAGTTTTAATTAACGTTACTACGATAAGTCCGCCTAGAGTTGGTGAACCTAAAACAATTCAATTAGGATAAAAAAAACACTACGGAAACGTAGTGTTTTTTTTTTACCATTCTTTTTTATTGATAATGTTTAAATCGTTATTTGAAAAAACGAAAGAAAATGCTTCATTTTTAACAATATTATTTCTAAAATTTTTATTTGGTAGTGATTCTGACATTGAATTCATAAATTGATAATCAATCCAAAGATTTATCATATCTTGATTATCACTAATATTGTATAAATTTTTTTGATTATCAGATAATGAATTGAACCATTTCAATGTGGAATTTAAAGTTTTTTCTCCTATATAGTCAAAATTAAATTCAACCGAAGTTATCAAACCATCATAGTACACAATCTCAACTCTGAAATCTTGATTTGTTGTGTATTGTATAATACTATCAAATTCAAAAAAACCATATCCACTATAAAAATTTAAACGATTATCTTTTTCTAAAAATACTTCAAAATTTGTATTTTTAAAAGTTATTTTACTAGGATTTTTATAATTGTCTAATACTAAATCATTAGAATACTCACTAACAAAATTATTTAAACTAAACATAGTTAAATCTTCATTGGAGAAATACTCACTTTTTGATGTTGGTAATCTATTACCTTCAACAACGTATACTTTGTTTGTTTTTATTTTATTATCAGATGGAATTAAAACAGAATCTTTAATTCTATCTCTCTCAAGTAAATCAACATATTTAACTGAAATATAACCATCATTGTATACCATTTGTGAAAATGAAATTAATGGTAGAAGACAAAGTAGGAATAAAATTGTGTTTTTCATTGTAGTGTTGTTTTTCATATGATTTAATAAGTACAAAAGTACAATTCTATTTTCTATTTCCAAAACATTAGGAGTTTTTTTAAAAAAAAATTTAATCCCACCATCCACGCATTCCTGTTCCATCAAAAATATCATCCCAATTCCCTTCATTTTCATAAACACTTGGGTGTTGACCTTTCAAAATATCCCAAAGTTCATTCCACTCCTGCTCTTCTAGTTCTCTAATTCTAGCAAAATATCTATTTTTGAACTCTTTTTCTTCTTCAGAATCTTTATCAACCATTTCCAAGAAACCTGGTTTATCTTCAAGAGGTATAAAATCATAATTAAACCCACTCAAACCTCTTCCCATTTCTTTTTCAACGATATCAAAATATCTATCTTCACGTATGTTTTTAATTATCTCAGTAGCACGTCTCATTTTAGCTACTTTCTTCATTCTACTGTGTTGAATTTCGATACCTTTTTTTTCAACACCATTAGCGATATCATCAACACCAATTTCAATGAAATCTAATGTACCACTATAGTCCCACCAGTGATGATTCCACAGAGCTTTTCTGAATTTGTATATATTCCTAAAGAAATTAGGTAAATCTCGCATTAAAAATCGTTTGGCTCTTCCAAACCAAGTATAACTATATCCCATATGATTTAATTTTATTAAAATAAGAAAAATTGTGACGAACCGAAAAGAGTTGATTTCCCTTTTCTCTTAAATGAAATCATTTTTGATTTCTTTTCCTTTTCAAAGTTAGAATTGAAAGTTGAGATGTGTTTTGAATTCATATTCATTTTCCATTTCTTCAAATATAACTCAAATAACTTAATAGTAGTTTCAATTTGTGAATTATTTTCACAAGAATCCAATACTTTCATTATCCAAGTAAATTCTTTTAATGATTCGTTACTCAACATTTTATTTTTTATTATTGGGGTTATTAAATTTGTTTAAAATATTATTAACATTATATAAATCAGTAACACCATTTGATTTCAATAATTTTTGAAATAAAGGTTTACCAAATTTAAAGACCAAATAAGCAATATAGATTGAAATGGTTAGCCAAACAACACCAACCAAAGACCAAATAATTTCAGACATAATTCTAATTTTAATCTAAGATATGAAATTAGAATTACTCTTCAAAATTTTTAATGTATTTTTTTATTGTTTGTCTTCTAACTTTATCAGAAACATCAGGAAAATTGTCTATAATTTCCAAATCAATTAAATCAACTAATCTTTTAACATTATTTTTGACAGGAATACCTTTATCGTCAACCATAATCTTATATTTTCCAAGAAAAGATATAAAATCTTCAGGTACTTCAATAACTCTATAATTACGTCTTATATAACGTAAAATCCTATCGTCAGCTTCTGAATACTTACTCAGTATATCATCTTTTTCTTCTTCAGTTATAATTAGTCTTTTCATATTTATATAAATATAGTATTTTAATACAAATTAAATCATTTTTTTTTAATGCACAAAACAATTCACTTTTTAATTAATAGAATTTTTAATTCTGAACTAGAACTTCTATATGGGGTGGGTAGTAATGTAGAAATACAAGACTTATTCTTTAGCACAAATAAAAAAATATATATTATTCGGTGTAAATTATTTATTGGGGATTCAAAATTATATGAAGAAATTGGTCAAGATGGTTTAAATTTTATTGTTGAGGAAGCTTGGGAGTTTATGGGATTTTATAATAAAAAATTTATGTTACAAATATCATTCGAATTGACTTAACGAATTTATATTATTATTGTTTCATTAAAATATTAATAAAATGAAAAAAGTACAAAATGGTGACACCATTACAGTCAATTATACAGGTAGATTATCTGATGGAACAATTTTTGATTCTTCATTAAATGAAGGTCGTGAACCTTTGGTTTCAACTTTAGGTCAAAATCAATTAATCAAAGGATTTGAACAAGGATTAATGGAGATGAGTGTTGGTGATAAAAAAACAATCGAAATTGAACCAAATGATGCTTATGGTGACTATGACCCTGAAAGAATTACTACAATCAGTAAATCTCAAGTCCCTCAAGATGTTAAAGTTGGTGAAACTTTACAAGGGATGAGTTCACAAGGTCCTATAATCGTGAAAATTTTGGATATAAATGAATCAAGTGTTGTTATAGATGCTAATCATCCATTAGCTGGTCAAAAACTAATATTTGATTTGGAATTAATTGGTATCTCTTAAGATACCAATTAATTTTTCTGATATTTATAAAGAAATTATTTTAATGAAACGATTAATTATATCAGAATCAGAACGAAAAAATATAAGAAAACTTTATAAATTAGATGAGGTGGATTCAAAAAAATTCGCAAGTGATTTTTTGAATTATGCTAAGTCATTAGCCAATCAACAAAATCAATCAAGTGAAAGTGGAGGATTATCATCAACAAGTTCTTCAAGTTCTTCAAGTTCTTCAAGTGAATCTTTAGGTCAAAGTGGTAGTGTTGCCGCTGGTGAATATTTTAAACATCCTAATGCCGATAGTATAACTTTAAAGTCATATCCATCAGCTATACCACTTAATGCCGATGCAGAAAAACTTTTAAAAAGTATATTTGCTGAAGCTGGTACACCTGATTTAACATATACAAGTACACTTAGAACTTATGAAGACCAAGCAAGAGCAAATTCACAAAACAGAAGGGTTGATATATTAAATTGGTACGGTAATGAGGTTGTCCAAGCTTGGGACAAGCTAAAAGCAAATCAAATGACACAGCAACAATTTGCTGATTTTTTAAGAGAGAGAGACAAACGTACTGGAAAACTTATGAGTAACCACTTATCTGGTTTTGCAATTGATATTACACCATATAGTGAAAAATTTGCATCTACAGCTGAAAAATTAATGAACCAAGGTAACTCAGGGATTAGAAAAGTTCTAAGAGAAAAAGGAAATAATGCTGTACACATTGAATTTAATTTTAATGTAACTGATAAAGGTGGTATTTCATCACCAGGTAGCAGTTCAAAACAAGGTGAAAAAAAATCTGATAAAGCAATTTCTAAACAAGGAATTATTATTGATAAGAATGTTGATTCTTCTGATTATGCTATTGTTTTTGGTGGTTACCCTAGCACCCAATTTGGTGCTCAATTTATGCAACAACAAGGTAGTAATTACTTGAAAAATAAAAACGTTGCGTATAGTAATTTTGAGAATTCATTGGATAGTGTTATAAACTATATCAAATCAACTGACCCTAATGCTAAAATTAGTTCTGTGAGTGGTTTTTCTGCTGGTGGTAAAAATGCTTGGGCTGCAGCTAAACAAGGATATAAAGCAGGACTTATAGACCCTATAGTTACTTCTGATACTATGTCTTTATTAGGAAACGATTTAACTGGAACTTTACCACAGAATGTTAAAATGGTATCAAGACAAGAGAATTGGGGTGGTCAATACAGAAAACATGGTGATAGTTTAAGTAAAATTGAAAAAACTCAACCAGATATAAGAAGAAATGTTAGTCACTCACAAATGCCAGCACAATTCTTTTCAGAATTTGCATCATTTGTTTAATTACTCATACATCATATATTCCTTTTCAGGATGTAATTTTTCAAATATTTTAAGTAACTTAGCTGCAATTGAATTAGCTTCATCTTCATTTATTCCCCCAATATCGGGACCATTACTTCTACCTAAAACTCCCAATTGGTATTCGTGTATCCATTCGTGAGCTAGAGTTCTTAAAATGTCTCTAACCATTCTTTTTTTACCTAATACTTTAATTTCTCCTTTATTATTTCTAGAACCTGTAGTCATATTCCCTAATCTCTTAGATAAAAATATGATTTTAATGTCTTGTTGTATTGGGTAATTCTTATTCAAGAACTTTATAAATTCATGAATGTATTTGTGTTTAGTTTTATCAACACACGAATCTTTATATTCTACTTTAACTTGCATATTAAATAAATATAAGTTATTTTAATTATCATCAAATATTTATAAATAAAAGAAATAAAATGAGACTAATAATTAGTGAACAAGAAAAAATTCAAATAAAAAAACTATATAATTTAACCGAATTAGATTCAAAACAATTTGCTAAGGACTTTTTAGATTATGCAATGGATTTAGCTAAAAAATCTGAATCAAGTTCTGATGGTAGTAACAATAGTACGACAGATTATTCATCCTCTACAGATAGTGGTGGTGGAAGTGGTACTTCTTCTGATTTTATTGAAATAACTAAAAAAGTTATACAAAAATTTGAAGGTGGTTATTGGAATCCTGAATGTGCCAAATATCCAGGTACTAAACATCCAAGAAAAGAAGGTGCTTATAGTAGGTCAGGTGAAACTATGTTTGGTATTGATAGAGTGGCGGGAAATATTGAAGGAAATAGTGTTACAGCACAAGAAGGTAAAGAATTTTTTGGACTTATTGATAAGGAAAAAGAAAAAATGGGTATGGAAAGTTTTTGTAATAAATGGAAATGGAATTATGATGGTGGTGAATTAAGACCTCAACTCCTTGAACTAGGAGCAAAATTGATGAAAAAATTATACGATTCTAATGCCAAGAGTTTCTTTAAAGGTGATACTCAAAAAGTTGTTGAAAGTAGTAGACCATTAATGTTACATTTTTCATACGCAACTTGGAATGGTCCTGGTTTCTTTCAGGGTTTCGCTAAAAGAATTAATCAAGGTGTAAAAGATGGATTATCTATTCGTGAACTTGTTAAAATAGCCAAAGAAGACCGTACAAATAAATTTGCTGGTACTTTTTGGGCTAAAGGAACAGAAAAAGTAAATGCAGCAATTGATGATGAAGCAGGATATAGTGCTTAGATATTATTTTTTATCCTCAATTTCATCATAACAAAATAATTGACTATTATCTTTAGTTAAATAATATTGATACCCCTCAATTTCTTTTTTTTGGGATATTATTTCTGTAGGTATTTTCATCTTACTACATAATTTATTTTTGTTTTCAGGGGTTTTAAAATCCTCCACAGATTTAATTTCAAAAGGTTTTGTTTCCCCACTTGATGGAGGTGGTGTTCCTGTAGATGGTGGTATAGGAACAGGTGCAGGAGGTGGTGCTGGAGGTGGTACAGGACCTTGTTCCAATATGTATTTTTTCTCTAATAATATATTTCTTTCTTGAATTAATTTAGTTTTTCTATAAGACATAATACTTTTTTATAATAAATATTTTATAAAAACAAAACACATCTAAAAAGATGTGTTTTTGTGTTATTAACTAAATAACTTTTTAACCTTTTCCATCACTTCTCTTTGTTTATTCTCCAATTCTTGGATTTTTAACCTTTGCTCTCGATTCAAGTCTAAACTATCTCCCTTTATTCTATTTATTTCGTTGAAATATTTAGTATGTTCATTTAATAGTGAACCATAAACTTGAGCTTTTTGTTCGTCATTCATAATTTTATTTTTTTATGCAATTTATCAAGAAATATGAATTTTATATCAAATTCTTTGTGATTATATTATCAATTATACAACCTTTTATTCTTTTGTCAATATGTGGTGAATTATGGTCAATATCAAGTTATTGGAAAACACCTTTACAACCCCTTTTTATTTTAGTAAACGCAGCCACAAGTTATTTCTTTTTTAGTACTGACAAATGGCAAATACCTTCATTTTTTTTATTACTCCTGACTGCGTTTTCAATAGAACTTTATCCCATTACTCATAACATTTTCGCGGGACTTTTTTTTCTCTCATGTTCTTATCCCTTATTAACACTTAAACGATTCCGATTATTTACGGTTTTTTATCTAATGTCTATCCTTATTTTATTATCATCAGGTATGTTGTGGTTTGAAATTTATTGTGTTTTAATACTGGGGTCATACCATCTGACAATCTTATTATATAAACATTACTTGGATAAATTAAGAGAATATAATCATCACAAATTATAGGTTTTTTCCTCCATTCTCAACTTGTAATTATCAACATATTCATCATATCTCCATAACTCATAATATTCGATTACAGAACCAATGTGAGCCCAATACCCCACACCTCCGTAACCTTTACAATTTTTTACCCAAAATTTCCAATCTTTACCAATAAAATTAGGATAAAATTTGTGTAAAAAATCAGCATGGTCAGAAAATGAATGTTCGAAATTATCGTATTTTCTCCATTTAATACCACCTGGTGATTCCCAATAATCTCCATTATATAAAGTTTCATAATACTTCATACCAAAAAGATTATTTGCTTTCAAAGCAAGTTCTGATTTACCACCACCACTTTCAGCTATTGCTTGTGCCAATTGAATACTTGCAGGGATACCACACTCAATATGGTATAATATCGCAACTTTTAGATACTCCTTACAAAAATTGGTGAAAGGGTGGTTGTTTTTGATGTTCGCATTTACCGAGAAACTAATTGCTGTAACATCTCTGTGAACTAAATTTTCATCTTCCGAAGAAACTGAAATGTTTTGTGATTTATTTAAATTTGTAAATACTAATATAAACCACAAAATGATTACAATTACTTTTTTCATTTTGTTTTTTGTTTTGTAAAACCACATTTAGTTTTACCCCATTACATAATAAATATATCAGAAGAATAGTTAAAGACTTGATTGATATAATTTTTGGTTTTACTTAGTCTTTTTTTGATTATACCTACTTGTTAGCAAATCTATCCAAAATATATTCATCCAACATCTCCCAATTTTCACGATAATAATCATCATCAGAAATATAAGTTGGTTCGAATTCCCATTCATCAGCTCTACCAGAACTATATTGAATCAATTCTCCCTCCAATTCAAATATTTCACCATTATCCATTGTTTTTTCTAATCTAACATCATTGCCATCAAATTCAATTGTCGCCTCAAATTCTTTTTCAAATTTTATTTCCAATTGAAGATTTTTACCTGAAAATACACTTTTCAAATCATTTTTAATATCGGATTCCAATTCAGCCATATTAGACCAATTTGGTTCACCTTCTAAGGTTATAGTAATTTTAGACCCTTCTATTTCAATGTCCATAATTTTATCGGAATAGAATCTTTCTAAATACTTTTTTATTGCTCCCTCAAGTTGAGATTCATTAATTAATATTTTCATTTCTTACAATTTTCAATAAATTTATTTTTGATAATATCACCATAATTTTCAATTAAATAATTTGACACCAAAAAAACAACATTCTCAAATTCAACACTATCGTCATCTAATATATCCTGAAAATGGTTGTAATATAAGAAGTCAAGAATTGCTTCTTCAACTACATTGAGAAATTTGTCAGGTGTTTCATATCGTTCACAATACAAATCCTTATTTTTCTCAAAATCATAGATTCTATCAAGTTTATCATCCATATAATCTTCGATAAGTTTTTTTGCCTTATCATCATCAAATGGAATTTCAAATTTATTAATAAAATCCTTATAATCCATACCTAACATTCTTGACGTATCCATAATACCATCCTCGTTAGCTTTCTGTCTTATCAAATTTTTAGTCCTCTCAACTTTATCTTCAGTTAGTTTTTTTAATTGTGACTCAGTTATTATAATTTTCATAATTCTTTATATTGAATAGTATATATTTTGAGATGGTTTATTAACAAAATAATGTATGTTAATATAACATTTATTTTTGAATTTATTTAAATCAGTATCTTCAAATCTATAAAACAAACAAAAATCATCAGGTAAATTTGAATATAATTCTTCCAATTTTTCTTTGATTTTATTTGTCTCAACTAAATTATTCAAGTTATTATTATATGCCATTGACAAAATATATGATGAGTCAACTATTTTATCTGATTTCCATAAATCAATCCAATAATCCGAAAACTCAACATTATAATATTCTCCAGCCTTTTCAAGGTCAACTATCAAGTTAATAAAAATAACATTGTAATACTCATCCCAAATTTGACTTAATTCCCAACCTGTTACAAATGGAAATTTTTTGGCCAATGCTTTAACAACCAAATTAATTCCCTTCATCTCCATCTCACCAAATTCTCCAATTCTATATCCTTCTTTTCTCATTGTATCTAATTTTACTATAAATATAACACAATATTCTTATAAATAAAAATCCCCACCATAATATTATATGATGGGGATATAATTATGATTTTAAATTAATAATCTTCATCTTCCATTTCATCCTCTTCTTCTTCATCTGAATCCATATCTAAGTAATATTCTTCTTCATCTTCCATTTCATCCTCTTCTTCTTCATCTTGTTCAAGTAGAGGTTTTACATTTCCAAGTTTTGAATTTATAAACTTGTTAAATTTTTTTGTTTCAATAATTAAGGAATCATTATATTGTCCTAATATTCTTTGTTTTTCAGAATCTGATAGTTCGTTTAATAAATGTTTCATAGTTTTTATTTTTTAATTGTTAATTCTTTTATTACCTCCATATTATTTTTAATCCTTTTGAATGTTTTCTTGGAGGATTTTTTACTCTTAATGTAAACTCTAGATTTTCTTATATTTTTTGCCATTTTTTTATTTATAAATATATTAATACAAATAAAAAATCCCCACTCTAATTAAAGAATGGGGATTTTTTTATAACAAACTTTTATCGAAATAAAAACGAATACCAAAGCCAGCACGCACCAATTTATCTCTTGGTTCACCTTCAAAAACAATATTATTTTTACCAAAATGATATCCACCTTCAGAAGTCACACACACCTTCATCAAATCTTCATCATTGTATTTTATTACAATTATTTTTGTTCCCCAATTTTCACCATATTCATCACCCTCATCACTTTCCAATTCTTCTACTTCTGAAGTTATTTCTTCATCCATATTTAATAATTCTTTTACTTTGTCTTCTAATGAATATCGACTGATATGGTCAACATTACCTTCAATCCAATCATCCAACTCAGTTATCACTTCATCAATATCATAGGATTCTTTAATTATTCTTTTAACCAATTTACTTAAGTCAGATTCAGTTAATTTTACTATTCTTTTCATTGTTTTTTTTATTAATTTATTAATAATAATAAATATATCAAGAATTAAATAAATCAATTTCAGCTTGTCTTCGATTTGATACGCCTTGAGTTCCAATTGTATTATATGTTTTAATTAATTCAGCCGCCTTCTTATCATTTCCCTTTTTTAATTCTTGAAGAAATGCGGACTTCCTAACATTACCAATCCCAGAATTAAATGATAATGATACCAAAGCATCAAATTGCCCTTGTGTCACCATATACCCAGGAATTTTTTTATCCTTCCAACCCTTCAATATCTTTCGAATATAATTTGCGTTCTCTCTAACATCTAAAACCAATAAATCATCCGCTTCTTTTTTACTCTTTAATACATCAGTCGGTTTAACATTCTGTGTGTGACCATACCCTATCGTAACAACACCCACACTATCCTTATATGCCTTATACTTCGGTTCTTTAACCCCACCTACCCTATTCTTTGGGTCACCCTCCCATTCTCTTAAAAATGGCCATATTTTTCCACTAACACTCAATGTTGACCCATCTAACTTTTGTTTACCTGTTGATGATGGTTGACTTATTTTTTTTGTGAAATCAATATCCTTTTTTAAATTAAATGGGTCAGTAACAAAATTCATCATTTTATTATATGAATCACCTGATGTACTTTGACCAGATTTTACATTCTTCTTTTTTGGCTGACCATATACATAATCCATAACCTTATCCCAAGTATTTGTTATACCTTCTTCCATCATAACTTTTTCCACAATTCTAATCAAATCATCCTCGGTCAATCTTATAATTTTTTTCATATATTTTTTATTTTATAAATATACCAAAAAAAATATCCCCACACTAATTAAAGTATGGGGATATTAAATTATAGTTTTTTCTTAATACGTTTTGACAATTCCGAAATTAATTCATCCTTGGTCTTTATCTTGGTAACAATTGGTGAGTTCTTACCATGTATTTTTTGATACATCTCCCAATCCCAAATTGATTTGTTCTCTTTCATAGTTTTTTGATTTGTTAATTCATATAATCGACCCAATTTCTTAATCATCTTTGTTGCGGTATGTTTCATAAATCTCGCCTCATCAATATAAAATCTTTCATAATCATCTTTATATTTTCCAATCTTATGTGAATAAGTGTTAATATAATTATCTTTATCGTCATTTACCATATGTTGAAAGAAAGGATTGTTCCTCCCTCTTGGATAAATGAAATTAATCATTTGTTCTTGTTTCCAATTCACAAGGTTAATATAAAATAATTCAAGGATACTATCAATAGCATCATCTTCAGTATCAACATCCATACCAACCATATTCAAAATCTCATAAACTTGAGGCATATAGTTCTTTAATGATGTCTTTAAATTTTCCAATGAAAATTCTTTTGCCTCTTTTAATATTTTAAAAATCTCATTATCAACAAAAAAATTATAAAATTCTTTTGCTGTAATCTTTCCAAGATGAATCTCTGCCGCCAATTGTGTTGGTCTAACCAAATTCTCAATATGGTGAGTATAATATGAAAGAAATAAAAATCTATTCAATGGTCTTACCCCACCAAATCCCCTATTAGCACTAATTTGATAATCAACCCTCTTAGGTAAATTTGTCTTATTCTTCTTGAAAGAATCATACGCATGTTTCAACTCATGGGCAATAATTGATATGAAACGATTTTTATTCTGTTGATAATATTCCAAGAATTCCTTATCCTCGAATTTTTCAGGAACAATAAACTCAATATTAATAATTGTCTCATCCTCTTCCACAAATACTTCCATTTGGAATTGGTCATTAACCGAAATATGTACACCTTGACCAAAACTTAAAAATGAAAAACTCCCACCTTGAACCTTATGTAACTCAACCTCCAAATTAATTGTTCTCAATTTCATATCCGAAATTGTATAATCACCAGTTAATATGGTCTTATAACTATTATCAGATTGAATGTCCTTTAAACTAGATAAAAATCTATATATCTCATCATATAACTTAATCGCACTGGGTATTATATTAACAGGTACTCCCAATGCCTCATTAATCTTTCTTCTCATAAATTAATTTTAATATAAATATACCAGTATAAAACTATAATTTAATCGAATTCAAATATTCCATATAATCCCTCAAACCTAGTACATTCACCCCAATCTTCTCATAGTCTTCATATGTCTTTTCGTAAAACCCTTTTGTGTCCTTTGGTAAACGATTATGTTCACTCTCAGTTAATGTTATTGTCGTACCATACTTCTTCAATATTTTTATAAAATCCTCAACAGTCATATCAGGATTCTTTTCCAATATAGAAAATATAACCCTACTCGAAAGTGTCCTATTATATAGATGTTCCTCAACATTCCTCTCAAGTTTCTTTAATGCCCCATCAGATATTAAACCAACCTTAAAAAAACTACAACTTGTAATATCATATATCACACTCCTATTCAATCCACAAAATGTTACACATCGTGGTTCATCATCCTTACACTCAATATACAATGGCAAAAGACATTTAAACATCTTTAATACCATATCAATTTTGGTAAATTGAATATCCGTTAATACCTTCTCTTTTTTTGACTTACCCATAAATGTATTTGATTAATTAATTCCGTAAAATTAATACATTATTTTCAAATTCTCAAATTTTTTTTCAAAAAAGGGGTTGGGGATTTATTACGACCGAAGGGAGAGAAAAAAAATATCCCCAATCCTAATATAAGAAATGGGGAATAATATCTTAGTTATAAATTTTTATAAATCATATTAAATATTTTACTCATTAAAATTTCAAGGGGTAAATTTATCTTTAAATTTATTGTGTCCGACCTTAGTTCTTCTTTATTGAAACGTTTAGAATAATATTTAATGTAACTCTCCAAGAACATATTAAAATAATATTTAAGGTCAGTTTCTTTTATTTTATGGAATATTTGATAATTATTTTTTTCCATCTCTTTATCCATAATTTTGAATATCTCATCAATATAGTTTTTACCCTTTAATTTTTCAAATAATTGTTCATCAACCAAATCACTAACAATATAGTCATTATATAATCTCTCAAGTATAGTTTTTGTATGCTCCCAATCATAAATTTTTTGTGTCAATTCATCCTCTATTTCTTGACCACTATATGTCGGTGCCATATTATATAAATCATTAGGAAAATTTTCATTAATGTATGTATCCAATTTTTTAGACGTGAAATCTATGGCTTCCTTTAATTGCTCAAAATTAGAATATGTCCTTTTTTCATCATATCTGAATATAACCAATTTTTTGGGGTATTTCATAATTATTTTTTTACCCTCAATACTAGCCAAATTTTCTTTTATAATATTTTCAATATTTTCATCGTCAAATTCTATATAAGCTTCATTAAAAAGTCTAATTATTGTTTCATTTATATATTCAACATAATCCTGGAGAAACATTTCACTATTCATTGAATAATTACTTGTTCGTTTTTTTGAAAGAAATACTTGTAATTCTTGAATAATTAACTCTTTTACTGTTTTACCATAATCCCATAATCCTTTACCAATACTTCTAACTTTTGGTTTTTTCTTATAAAACTCCTTAATAATTCTCTGAAGTTGTTGTTCACTAATAATAATTTTCATAAATTAATTTTAATATAAATATATCAATTTAAAAAGGGGTTGGGGATTGATTACGACCGAAGGGAGAATTTATTTATCCCAAAATTTTTTATCTTTATTTCTTTTAAGCATTTTTTTATACCTTATAACCTCATCAACATTTACAAATCTAAACCCATTGTATTCAAATGATTTATTATCAATCAAATCATCAATGTCAAATCCTGCCCAATTATTAAAAAATTCAATATCTTCAGTCCTATATTCATCATTATCCCCAAATATCCATTTTGATGGTTTTATTATCACATCCAAATCATTCACATCATCCAACAACCCCTTAACAACTAATGGTGCAGAACCAAATATGGCATAATCCCCATCCTCTAAACCATACCCCTTTAACTCATTCAATAGATATTTCAATCGCTCCCTAACCCCATCTTCCTTAATCTCATATATTAACTTATCAACCAATTTAACCAATTCACCCTCAGTTAATCTTATAATTCTTTTCATTATCTAATTTTTAATATAAATATATCAATTTAAAAAGGGGTTGGGGTTTGATATCGAGTATAACGAGAAAATGTTTTTACAAATTATCACAAACCAATTTAATTAATTTAATATACTCATCCAATGATAAATTATTTTTGGAATTATTAACAAATTTAGTTACAATAATAGTATTCTCAATTGTATATCCCAACTCACTATCCAACCTATCTAATGAAATTGAATTCCAATCATTCTCTTTGTATGATAATGGTTGTTTTGATATATAACATAAATTATTTTGTTCCTTGAGTTTGTCCTCAATAATCTTATCTGTCAGTTGAAAATCCAAGTTATTTCTTTTAGCTCTATGTTTTGCACTCTCAACCCTATAATGTATCAAATTATTTCCTCTCCACTTTTTCTGTTTTTCAATATATTCCTCTTTATCTATATTATTTTTGTAATTTAACGACAAACAAGTTTTACACTTGTTTTTTCTGCTTGAATAAAATAATGATGGAGTTTTTTCCCCACATATTATACAACAATGTTCATTTATATTTCTTCCCATATATATAAATATCACAAAAAACATTTTATTGTTTTTTTTCTAAAATTTGTAATTTTTCTCCAGAAATTTTTTTTTACATTTTCACTTATATAAGGGGTGACTTACTTTTTACCCAAAATTTTTTTTCATATATGGGTATTTCCCAATTTTCCAAAATTTTTACCATAAATTTTTTTTACCCCATATACTTTATTTAGGGGATTGTCCCCCCTATATACGAAGAAAACAGGGGAGGGAGCAAGGGGGGATACGTAGGAGGGGAGGGGTCTATAAGGTAATATGGGACTACAGGGGGGAGCATCCCCCTATTTTCAAGGTTCAAAGTCAAAAAAGTAATAGCTCCCTCCCTGTGTCAAATTAAACCCTATGACATTTTGACATAGTCCTCCCTCCTTCGTATATGTTATGGATTGTATATATGGGGGACTGACAGAATGACAAAGGAGGGATTAGATGTATTACGTATATGGGGGACTGACAATATGACATGGGGAACACCTTCGTATATGTTATGGATTGTATACATCCCCAACTGACATTATGACAGAATAAAAAGATTAATAAATGTTTGGTGGTGTGATGGGGAATGATTATCTTTGTGTAACAAAATAATTCCTTATATGATTGAGAACGTTGTTAAGAAATACTTCAAGGGTAAGACATATGATGCGATTGGTTGTGGGTTCACCATTACCTATAAGGTTAATGTTAATACTAGAGAGGTTAAGACAGTTGCTGGACATTCATTCAAGTGTATTGACTTGAATATAAAGATTATTAATTGTAGTAACGCATACAACCCCAATAGTATGGGTAATATCTTTCATACATATAGAAGGAGTAATTGGATGTATAATGATGTAAGGATGGTAGTTAGGGAAGATTTGAATAGATGGTTTGGTTGTATCTTCTCCACTTACTTTTATAGAGATGTTAGTACTAGGTTATGTGATAATGTTAATATTAAGTTGAATAAGTTTACTTACAAATAATACCATTGGGGAACTAAATGGTGTGGTGAATCGTTATATTATTGTAATGATTATTCACCCACCTATAATACAACTGATATGATATACGCTAATGATAGACTTGAAGGGATGACCAAGTACAAGGTTAATAAGATTAAGGATAAGGTTATGGAGTATTGTGTTAATGCTCTTGGGTATAGAAAGACATTGGGTATCAGTGGGATAACTTTATCATATATTGAGTGTGATGATTGGGGAATGTATGACCCTGACACCCACCACATCTATGTGTATATGAATAACATTAAGACTGTTAGTGATTTAACTAGAACTATTATCCACGAGTATACCCACTCTGTCCAGGATATTAGTAAGTCATATACTAAACTATATAAGAAGTTTGGGTATGAGAACCACCCAATGGAGATTGAGGCTTATGGTAATGAGAAGGTTTACAATAGGAAGGTATTGAACTATCTTCGTAGGGAACTAAAATAGATTATTATGTTGTATATTATTGCTTGGGTATTGGTTATTGTTGGAGGGGTTGCTTTATTCCTCTACACTGGGGAACTTATTAGTAACAAGTATCCCCAATCTTGGTTTGCTGATATGTGGAGGTCTCATATATCGGATATAGACCCTGATGACAGGTGAGTAGTTAGTTTATTTAGAGAGTCAGTTCGTATTTCGAATTGAAGATTAAAGAAGTCCCCCTCGGTGAGTGGGGATTTTTTGTTTATGTCAGATATGATGTCATTCATATTACAATAAGATAACACGTATATTGGTTTGGGTTGTAACTTGGAGGTGTATATTGTGTATATACAAGTCCCACTTATATCATCCTGACAATATGTCACCACATATCTTTCGTTTATTTGAGATATTGTGGTGGGGATGTTGGTTAAAAACTGGTTCATAATTTAGTATATTTGGGTCTGACACTATGTCAGTCGTTAATTTTTATGTTAAAATTGTTAAAAAATTTGGAAATGTCATTGTGTCAGGTGGAGGGGACAATCCCTTTACCCACTTTTAAACAAATGATTTCCCACTTCTTCCCACAATTATCCACCAATAAATAGTGTTAATGATAGCTAAAACGTAATTTTTTGTGTCTGGAGGTATCATTAGAGGTATTTTTTTTACTATATACATTTCTCAGAGAAAAAAGTTTGTTATCTTTGAGGGTTGGGTGGGACACATAGTGTCTTAGGAATAGGACTAATATAGAGTATAATATGAATACTTCAACCCCATCTTTGATGGATATGATAATGTTTAAATGATTATACAAATGAGTCTTATAGTGTTCATATAATTGGGCATAATGAAATCCATTGATAATAACCCTTGTAATAATTTACCATAAAATATCATTGAAATAGACGATAGTCTAATATATCGTTGATATTGATGATAAATTACGATTGTGGAGGATTTAATTACACTTACCATATATGGAGTCGGAGACGTATGAGAAAGTGTTGTGGTGAGGAAATGTGAGGGTTATATAAAGGATTACCAAATAATAATGGGGAATTGGATTATGAGCGGAATGAATAGTGGAACGGAGTGGAGCGGTTCACCCACTGAAGGTGGGGGAAATGAAATGGGAGTGAGTAATTTAATTCCCCATTATTGTATTTATATGATAAAAGAAATATAATATGAAAATAATAATAACTGAAGAACAATTAAGATTGATTATTGAAAATGAGGGTGGGGGTAATTTAATGGATTTCACTAAAATACCTAAAATTGGATTACCATATAATAAATGGGATAGTTACTTTTTGTTTATGAATAAGAAGAATGGGGGTAACTATGATGGGTATTATATTGATGGTAACCTTGATTTAAGAAAATACAATATGGATGATTAAATTGATGATTTTAATTTTGACTATGAGGAAGACAGGCCATTTGGATTTGAGTATTTGGTTAGGGTGAATGGTTTTTTACATTTAAGGAATAGTGAGATTAGTGATTTGAGTAATTTGAAATATGTGGAAAGTTATTTGAATATTAATAATACTAAGATTGATAGGTTGCCTGAGTTGGAATATGTTGGTGGTGGATTTGCGATGGAAAATACTGAGATAAGTGAGTTACCAAAATTAAAATATGTTGGTGGTGTATTGTCTATATCAGGTAGTCCACTAGTGAAAGATTATGATAAACTAAGGGAAACAAACCCACAGGTTTGGAAAAAAATAAATAGAGGTTAATATGAAAATAATAATTAATGAGAATCAGTATAAACTTCTTTTGGAGAACTATTTAGAAATCTTAAAAAATAATTCATTGCTGGATTCTACAGGAATTGAAGGAAGGTTCTTAAACAAGAGACAAGCTAAAGAATTGGAAAATGAAATAGTAAGTAACTATTCAGATGAACTTAAATTCGGAAAAGAAGATAATGATATAAGAAGAAATATTTTTAATATTGATAATCCGCTTGCTGAAAAAACTATCAATGGTGTAACATTAAAAATTGTAGAAGGTTTGATTAAAAATAAGCGAAAAACTTATCTTTTATATGCTGATAATCAATTGATAGGTGAATTTTATTCTGTAAAAGATATAAAAAATATCGTAGACTTTTTAGAAAGTAAATTAATTAAAAATTTAAAATGAAATTGAGTTATGAAAGTAATAATTAGTGAGGAACAATTAAGATTGATTATTGAATCTGAGGATAAAAGAAAATTATTTAGAGTCCCTGTGGATTTTTTAATAAATCACACTAATGCTATACTAAACAATTACAAGAAGAAAGGGTTTGATGGGATTATAGTTGAGGGTGAGTTGGATTTGAGTGAATCTGATTTGAACTTAATTGAAAATCTATTAGATAATATTGTTAAAGTTGAGGGTTATTTGAGTTTACAAAATTCGCAAATAACATCATTGGGTAAATTAGAAGAAGTTAAAGGTTATTTGGATTTAATTAAATGTACAAAATTAACAGATTTGGGTAATTTAATTTCAGTTGGGGCTTTGAATTTAAGATTTGTACCAATTACATCTTTGGGTAAATTAAAAGAAGTTAGGGGAACTTTATATATTGAAGATTGTCCCCTCGCTAAATTAAGTGATGAGGAGATTAGAAGTCAGGTAGAAATAAAAAGAAAAATATATAGAGGTTAATATGAAAGTAATAATTAGTGAAGAACAATTAAGACAGATTATTGAATCTGAGAATGAAAGGAAGTTATTAAATGTTCCAGGTAACTTATTTTATAATAAGGCTTATGAAATTTTGAATAACTATAAGAAGAAGGGGTTTGATGGTATTAAAGTACTTGGGGGTCTAAGTTATAACAAAGAATACACGGATTTTGATATAATATTTGATAATGTAGTTGAGGTTGGGGATTATTTGGATTTGAACTATACCAATATTAAATCATTGGGTAATTTGGAGTATGTCGGTGGTAATTTATATCTTGCTCATTGTAGAAAAATAAAATCATTAGGTAAATTAAAATATGTTGGTGAGAATTTATTTATCGATAGTTGTCCCCTCGCTAAATTAAGTGATGAGGAGATTAAAAGTCAGATAGAGATAAAAGGAAAAATATATAGATAATATGAAAATAATAATTAGTGAGGAACAATTGGATAAGATGAAATCCAAATTAATGGGTTTGGTTAATAAGGAGGGATTTGATGGTACTGCTAAGATGTTGGGTATATCTAAACTTAAGTTATTTAAGTTGGTTGATTATGGTATTGAGGAATTGGGTATTTATAATTTATTTCCCATTATGGTTGAGGAGAATAATGTATATAAGGGATGTGAGATTACAGTTGATTATTTTGAGGAGGGTTATCGTATTGATTGGTTGTATGAAATGGATATTGATGGTGGTAAGTTATTTGTTGTATCTATTGCGACACCTGATTTTGATGAAGGTATGGTATATGTGGATAATAGTCATTCATTTGTGGAAGGTGGTATTATTAATTTTCAGAGTTACAATAATGGACTTGATTATAAGGTTAAAACGATTAGTTATGATATTCCCACCGAATTTGGTAGTATTGATGAAATGATGAATTGGTATAATAATGAATATCTTCCGAAGACATATGAGATAATAAAAAGACAAGCTAAAGAGATAGGTACACAAATATGAAAGTAATAATTAGTGAAGAACAATTGGATAAGATGAAATCTAAATTGATGGGTCTTATAGATAAGATGGGATTTTTGAATACTGCTGAGATGTTGGGGGTATCAGAAATTAAGTTATTGGGAATGATTGACTATGATATTAGTGGAATAACGTTATTTGACTTATTTCCAGTATTGGTTGATATAAAGAAGGAATATAAGGGTTGTGAGATTGTGGTTGATTGGTATAAGGATGATGATTATGGTGTTTATTGGGTATATAATGAACAAGTAGGTAATTATCAAATAAATTGTATTACAATGGCTTTTCCTGAGTTTCCTATTGGTAAAATATATGTTGAGAATGCTCATTGTTGGGTTGATAATAATTTAGAGATAAGTGATTTTAATAATAAAATTGATTATGATGTAGAGACAATTAATTATGAAATTCCCACCAAATTTGATAGTTGGGATGATATGGTTAAATGGTATGAGAATGAGTATTTTCCAAAAACATATAAGATAATCGAAAAACAAGCGTTTGAAATAATTAAACAATTAAAACTAAAGAATAAAATCTAATGAGAATAATAATTAATGAGGAACAATTAAGATTGATTATTGAATCTGAAAGTAAGGATAATTTATTTTCTATTCCTGTTGGGTTTTTGATGGACTATACTGATTCGATATTGGATAACTATAAGAATAAAAAAGATTATGATGGGATTAGAGTTGAGGGTAGTTTGCATCTGGATAAATTACCTGAAGATGTAATAAATAAGATACTTGGAGAGGTGGTTGAGGTTGATGGATTTATTAATTTGCAAGATAAAGATATTGAGTCATTGGGTAAATTGAAAAGGGTTACAGGTTCATTGGTGTTAATTCGTTGCAAAAAGTTGGAATCATTTGGTAATTTGGAATATGTTGGGTTGAACTTGGTTATTACCAGTACACCCCTTTCTAAATTTAGTAAGGATGAAATAGCGGAAATGGTTGATGTGGATAGAGATAGAATAATTAAAACAGGATTATAATATGAAAATAATAATTAGTGAGAGCAAATTTGAAAAGTCGATTCAGAAAAAATTGGATGAGACTTTGAGCTATTTAAAGATGGACGCTGAAGCTAATCCAAAAGATTATACCAAATTATTTTCTGAAAACATTGGCAATGTTGATGGAATTAAAGTTATGAGTATTGATGTTTTGAAAGTACCAGAACTTAAATTTGATATTGAGGTTGAGGTTATTCTTGACAATGACATTCCTTTTGATAAGTGGGATACTATTGATATAATATTAAAGGAAATTGTTTGGAGTATTAAAAATGATTTAATGATTAAATTAAAACTTAGTTTGGGTAACTTAACAATAAACAATAAAATGACTGATTGGTAATATGAGAATAATAATTAGTGAAGAACAATTTGATAAGTATCAACAGAAGATGTTGGATGCAATTAATAAGTATGGATTTTCGGATGCTGTTAATATATTGGGTATTAATAGTATGAGGTTGGCACAATTAACTAATATTCCTATAAAGGGTGATACATTTTTTAAACATAATGAAGCTGTTGTTGGTCAATTATTAAAAGATTTGGTTGATATCAATGATGTATATAATGGATGTGAATTGGATTATGATTATTCGGAGGGTACAATTGCTTGGCGATGTAATTTTGATGACAAATATTATACAAATACTTATGCCACCCCTTATTATACCAATAACGATTCAACTCCTATTGAAACTATAGGATTTATGGTGGATGATAACGATTATTTTGATATTGATGGTTATCTTAAAGAGATGAAGAGTCCAACTGAGTTTAAGAATGTTGATGAATTAATTAGTTGGTTTGAGAATGAATATAAACCTACAGTATATAAAACAATAAAGAGACATCTTAAACAATTTAAGGAGAAATATAATTTATGAAAATAATAATAAGTGAAAATCAATTGAAACAGATTATTGAATCTGAGAATATGAAGAAACTATTAAGTATTCCTACTGAATTATTTTATAATAAGGTGGATGCTATTTTGGATAACTACAAGAAGAAAGGATTTGATGGTATTAAGTTAGTTGGTGATGTTAATTTTAATTCAGTGTTCTATATGGATTTTGATAGAATATTTGAACACATAGTTGAGATTGATGGAAATTTGGATTTAGGACGTACCTCTATTGAAAGTTTGGGTAAACTTAAATATGTTGGTGGTAATTTGATGTTATATGACACATCAATTAAAAGTTTGGGTTCTTTGGAAGAAGTTGGTGGTTATTTGGATGTATCTCATTCCAAAATTGAAGATTTGGGGAATTTAACTTCTGTTGGTGATTGGTTCGTATTATGGAAAGCACCTATTAAAAGTTTGGGTAAACTTAAATCTGTTGGTAGTTATTTAGATTTACAAATGACCTCTATTGAAAGTTTGGGTGAATTAAAATCTGTTGGTGGTTATTTGTATTTATCTGATACCCCTATTGAAAGTTTGGGGGAATTAGAATCTGTTGGTGGTGGTTTGGCTTTAGAACGTACCCCTATTGAAAGTTTGGGTGAATTAAAATCTGTTGGTGGTGATTTGACGTTAAATAAGACTCCACTTGGGGGAAGGTTAAAATCAAAGATGAGTAAAGATGAAATTAAAAATAAATTTGGAGTAAATGGTAATTTATATATATGAAAATAATAATAACTGAAGAACAATATAATGAATTAACTGATTGGGATATCTATTCTCAGTTGAGTCCTTGGTCAAGAAGGAGGATGCAATATATTGATATTAAATCATCATTGGAACGTCACATTAAAAGAAACACTAAAATGATTCTTGATAATCCTATTGAGGCAACTGAAGGACTTATATATAAAATAATTTGGGACACTATTCCTCTTATTTGGAATGTTAATATGGAGGAAGATGAATTTGATAAATATTTTCGTGAAATATATCCATTAATAAATAAAAAGTATGGTGAATATATTCAATCTGAGGTTGACAGGATTTATGATGAGGAATGGGATTAATAATTTTGTTATATTGTTACCAAGCATCATCATCGTCAAAAAATCTAATTGATTTATCAATATCACGAATGGGTCTATTTTCAAATTCTTCTTTATATCTTGTATTCAAATAATTAATTAATGTTTTTTCATATTCTTCATTAGTTAATGATAAAAAATTCTTTGCTAAGGATTTAATTGGTTTGATGAGACTAAATTCTCTAATAAAAAACCTACCCCAATGATTCTTCTCAAATGCTTTGTTTCCATTTTTATCTAACCACTGATATGCGATAAGTTGTGGTTCATCTGGGTAAAGTCTTTCAATTGTTAGGTTATTGAATATGTCATCTAATAATTGGTAGTATAAATCGTTTGGTTCTAATTGCAATATTTCTAATACTTTATCAACACCAACCATTTTAACAACTTCTAATAAACCTTGTCGTTCAATTAGTCTTTCTAATTTTTCTTTGACTGTGTTATTTGATTCCTCATTAATAACCCCCATCATTTCTTGAATTCTATTTATTTGTTCTTGTAGATTCATATTACCATTGTCTATCTTTATTAGTGTTTATTGAATCTTCTACTTGTAATTTAATATTGGGTATATATTTTTTAAGCTGCCATTGTAGTTCATAGATGAAGGCTTCTTCATCCATGGCCGCAAATATTGATTCATATTTGATTATTATTTGAACTATGAATGTTTTGTCTGTTGGATTGATATTGGTTACTTGAACACTATTTAAGGATTCAAGGAAGTCACAAGCGTCAAATGAAATAATTTCTTCACTATCAGCATTCATTTCTTTACATATTTGTTTAACATAATCAATTTCTCTATTGATGAGGTTTTGGATTGCTGATAATTTTTTGTTATCTTCATTGATTGTCCCCATCATTTCTTGGATTCTATTTAATTGTTCTTGTAGATTCATTTTTTTGTCTTTTTTACACAGTTAGGATATCTTTTACCAAACATTGTTTTCATTCCTTTTTGAGTATAACCAGGCCAACATTTTTCGGTTAATTCTTTTTTTGAATTATCAATTCCACATTGATGACATAGATATGGTTCATCACCACCTTCAGAGAATTTCCAAGACCAACCACATTCTTTACAAGTTATAGTTTTATCAAATTCTTCTCTTAATATTCTTCTTATTGTTTGTTGTAAATTCATATTATTTCATTCTTAACTTTATCCCATAAACCTTTATTAACAATATAATTTGCAACATCATTAATTGATTTTTTAAAATCCCAATATCTTTCATCAGATATCCATTTTTTTATTATATCTCCGACTTGTTTATTTGATTTTGAAGCAAGATATGATGAAATTTTTTTAATTCTCCATTCATCAATATCATCGTTATCATAATTTTCTTCTACATATGGTCTACCAGTATCATTTAATTGATTAATAACTTCTTTTTTTAATTCATTGAAATCGTCAACCATTTTGGGACCATATTTAATATTACCATCTTCGTTAGTCCATAATCTATATTCAATATTTTTACCAACTCTTTTATATGCACCACCTTCAATCTTATCTCCATCAACATAATATGGTATTAAAATAAAATCATCGTTTTTAAACAATATAATATCAGGTAAATCATTTACTAGTTTTTCTTGTAATTTATCTAAATTTCTAACTCTTGAGAGTCCTGAGTTTTTACCTATAAAAAGTTTTTCTTTCTCATCCCAATATAGATGTCCTTTACTATTAATCGCATCCAAATAGTCATCAATGTTTTCATTAATAACCCCCATCATTGATTGTATTCTATTTAATTGTTCTTGTAGGTTCATAATCTTCTGTATATTGATGAATCAACATAATAGGTTACACTTGACTTCTTTTCATCAGATGTTCCCTTTTCCATTAATCCTTTTTTAACCAGTTTATTTGCCATCTTTATTTCTTCAGATGTCATAAATTTTCTCAATCTAACTTCGTCTCCAAAATCTTCAAGGAATTTTCTTTCATCATCAGATAAATCTTTAATCATATCATCTAATGAACTTTCATTGATAATTCCCATCATTTCTTGTATTCTATTTATTTGTTCTTGTAGGTTCATATTACATTAAGTTGTGTTCTACTTTTATGTCTATATTTTTTGGTATAAATGGTAAAAGAATGACATAAATAATTTCCATAATTTCACCTTGGATTTCCCACCAATAATCTTCTTGCCATAAATCTGAGTCCCATAAATCTTTTGGTTCGTAATTATCATCAGTTAACAACATTACAGTTCCATCACCTATTTTGGCATATACATACCATACATCATCACCTTCTTCATCAATATCGGTAATCTCGAAAGTAAAATCATATCCACCAGTATTGACATCGAAATCATCTATTGAAAATGTTTTATCAAGAAAGAAATCTTGTGTTAATTGAAATGGTGTGGTTTCTAATATTTTTGATACTTTGTCAACACCAATCATTTTAACAATTTCTACTAAACCTTGACGTTCAATTAATCTTTCCAATTTTTGTCTTGGTGAATTGATTGAGTCTTCATTAAGAGTACCCATCATTGATTGTATTCTATTTATTTGTTCTAATAAATTCATGACATCTTGTTATACAAATTTTTTATTTTGTCATCAAACATTTCTGAAACATCTTTAACAAATTTAATTTCTTCTTGTTCAGGTAATTCATCATACCCCATTTCATAATCTTCCCATATAATATATTCAACACATTTTAAAACCAATTCATATTTAAATTGTTCATAACTTTCTGTTTCATAATACACTTGTTGTGCAAACAATTTAAATAATTTTTGCAGTCTATTAAATTCTATTCTTCTACGAAAGAATGTTGATTCAGTCATAATACCCTTCATTGATTGATTTTCAACAATGATTTTATTAAGTGTTAATGAATCTGAAGTTAGATTATTAAACACATTTTTTAGAACATTAGTTCTAAATTCATCACCTAATGATTCAGGTATAAATGTATCCAAATAGTTTTTAACTCTACCTTTAAGAACTTTTAATGTTTTCTTTGGTTTGCTATATTCAAATACTGGTTCGTTTAATTGGTCAGATATAAACCAAAATATAATTTTGTTTCCTTTTTCTCTTGGATATATTGATGTTGTTAGAACATTAACAACTTTCTTAAATATTCTTTCTTTTCTATTTTCATCAATTTCTTCCCTTAATATTCTTCTTATTGTTTCTTGTAAGTTCATTTGTAGATATTATCAATATAAATATTAAAAGATGAATAAAAAAAGGTGATAAGATAACCTATCACCTTTTAATAAGAACTTTTTCTTGTTGATTACATTGGTAATGTTGGGTCAACTGGAGTTTCTGTTTGTCCCTTGCTTCCTCTTTTGGAAACAATCCATTTGTCAACGGATGCAATACCGAATGACGCAATTGTTAAATACATAAATCCATCAAAGATGAATTGATTGATTAACAATTCTTTTCCTGTGACACCAGTAACGATGTCAACACCCATTGCAATTACCATCATCATAAATGAAATGAATCCAACTACTGATTTTTCGTTGATGTCATTTTCATCTTTAAACATTTCAATAAAAAAATACTTTTTCTTCATAGGTTTGGTTTTTAATAATAAATATCTTAAACCATCACCTTTTACTATTTACTTTTTTGATTATATGTATTTACTCGTGCTCTATTGAGCCAGAAGTCCGTTTTTAATTTTTATATGTTTTTGGATATAATCTTATTATATTCTTCATCACATAGAGTTCTATACCATCCAATATCAGTTCTGAGTTTACCAGGTTTTCCTGTTACTTCACAAATGTTCATACTTTCAATTTCAGCTTGAGATATTCTTTTATGGACTTCACTTGTTGCCGCATTGATGTAGAATCTCAATCCTCCGAACTTTTCTTTAACTTGACATACTTCTTTATTCCAACCAAGTTCAATAAGGTCGGTGATAAGGTCTTTGATAAGAGGAAACCAACCTAACCCAACTTCAAAGAAATCTGAGTCTGTGATTGGATTTGATTCCAAATTAAAACCATTTTTAAAGCCCCCAATTGATTGGAGGAATTCATCCATTTGTTCTTTGTTCATAATCAATTATATTTTTTATAAGGTTTAACATTGTTTCATTTTCCATATAACCATCAAATTGTTCTCCGTGATTATCTATGGATAGAATATTATCGCCATTAACTGCGTCAAATACTTCGGTTGTTGGTTCTTTACTAACATAGACATTGAAATTACCCCATCTATATCTGTAACCGTTATACACAATACTACATTCGTATTTCAAATTAAGTTTATTTTTTTGCATATAACTTCACAACATTTTCTGCTTTAGTATTGATATTATAAATAAACCAAGGTATATTCCAAGAAGAATAGTCATCTAAGATAGTTTGAATTATTTTTATTGTATTAGGGTGTTGTGGTACTAACTTACTTTTTCGACAAGCGATTTTAATTATATTATAATACCATTTATTAACTTTATCATTCATTTTAGTCTTATTTAATTTACTTGCTTCAGCAAGCATTCTCCTAAATTTAATATTTGAACGAATTTCTTCCTCACTTAATGAATTTTCCGACATAAGTTTTCTCAGTAATTTAGATTCAATCTTATTTGGGATATGCTTATTTGGATTATTTCGTATTATTTTAGCTTTTTTTGTTTCTATTAAATCGTATATCATATTATTAAAATTTTAATTAAACAAACCATACTATGTATAACAAGGTATATAAATATAACCTATTATAGTTCAGTGTATAATATTAATGTATTACTTAGGTTACATTTCATATACCAAATCGTTATAAACAATTTAAAGATTCATCATTTTTATAATTCCCTTTAGTATCATATCAGAACCATCCTAATTTATTTAATTCGTTAAGAAATGACCTAAAGTGTTTAATGCCATTTTCATTCATTTCTTCTAATAACTCATTGATTACATTTGGGTCATTTTCATAAACACTTTGAAACCATGTCGGATTATCCCAATATTCTTCTTTCCAAGGTTTGATATTTTTATCAGTAAACTTTATATCAAAACCTTGATAGAAAGTTTCATTATCATCTTTGTATGTTCTTATGGCTTCCCAACTATAATCTTCATTTTCATAATGAGCACTTAATGATGTATGTATTTTTACATCAAGGAATTCAGGTTGTGGTTCAGTTTCTCTAACATACCAAACACCATCAATTTGTATTCTGTCTTTCATCTTCTTCTGTTTTTTCTAATAATTCTAATCCTTTTTTAATATCGTCATTGTAATCCAAATAGTCAAGTTCAGGATTACAAGCATTTTCAACTAAAACTTCATATCCCATTAATATTCTTCCATATATGTGGGAGATATTGGATTGGAAAAAATCAAAATAAAATTCGTACTTGAATCCTTCTCTACTTTCACAATCTTTAATTATTTCTGTATAATCTTCATCGTCTTCCCAATCTTCTTTAAGTTTTTCCCATTCTCTACTATTGGTTGGGTCAATCTTACATAATTCTTCTGTGAATTGTAAGAAGTTTCTCAATTTATCAATGTGTTTCTGTGGGGCTTTGGCCATTCTCATATTATCCAATTTTTTTCCAATCTTTTGTAAATTCATTTTCAAGGTGGTATAATCCTGGTTCAAACTTTTGAGTAACCAAGACTATTTGGAGAGCTGTTTCAAGTTCTCTGTATATTCTTTCTGCTGATTTTGTTAAAGGTTCTTCGCAACTTAATATGTCTGCAATATCATTTTCAACGTGAAGTCCATATTCACCTCTTATCCATACAACATTAAGATTACTTAATAGTTTTAGGTGACCTTCAGTCATTTGAAATGTTTTACCTTTAAGGTCATTCATTTGTTTTGCTTGTTCAAATAGTTCATCTAATGTTTTCCAATCAACTTCACATTGGTCAGGACTACCATAAGTTTCCAATTGTGTTTTAAGCCATTTTAGTTGTATCATATCCCTTTTCTTTTTAATTCAGTAATTTCTTTATTTAAGTTTTCAATTAGTGGGATTAGTGCATTTAATCCACGTTCATATGCTTCAGATATTTTATGTTCACTTTGTTCTGCTTGCCATTTAGCACCTTCTATAAAAGAATCATAATCTCTTACATTACCATTAAAATACCTTTCTTCAGTATCTATTACTCTATTTACAGGAATATTACTATATTTTTTTGCGGCTTCTTCAAGTTTTTCGTTTTTCATAATGGAAATTTATAATTAATTAAATACTCTAAAATTTCTTCTTTTGAATTATTTTTAAAAAAGTGTATCCATTCTTCTCTATCGATGTTTTCTTCAACTTTTTTCAATGTTTCTTGTTTAGGTTCATTTGGCATTGCGTGGTAAGGTAAAACTTCAGTACTTGAAAATAAATGTCCTCCTCCTTTTTCTTCTTCTCTAACTATGTGGGTCTGTTTGGCTACATCATACCCAATATAAGTTCCTTTTGACCAATTTGAAAATACTTTAATCCAAACTTCTTCACCTTGTGTTGGATTCCATTCTTGTTTAGGTTCTTCTTGTGGAAAAACAATTTCATATCTTAAAACATTATCATAACCTCTACATCTAAAATTATTACAATCTTCTACACCACAATTTTCGCATATCCGTTGTTTTTCAACTTCAACCTCCTCACAACTTGGATTCTTTACATACCACTCCAAGAATGTTTCATCAATAGCTTGTACACCATCTTTGATTAAGTCTTGGTCTGTTGTTAGGATGATTTTTTTAAATTCATCACCAACAATATTTTCAATACATTTATGTATTTTTCCTCGATATAGTGACCATTCCCCTGCTTTAGGATTCTCATCATTGGTGATGTAGATGTTATAATCTATATGGTCAGAAATACCTCTATTATGGTCAGAAACTACATAATACTTAGTATTGGGTGATTTAGCTAAACTACCTGTTCCTTTGTCTGTTGGTAATACGTGTATGTTTTTCATATTATTTGTTTTTAACTTTATCAATCAATATATTAATTAGAACATCCTCAGCCTCCTCATAAGTTCCATAATAATCATCATAAATTTTATCTTTAAATCCCTCCCATATACAATATGTGAATATGTTTGTCATATCAAAACCCCCTTCAATGAGTCCAATGATATTATATTTCTCTCTGAACCATTTGAAGACCTGTTGTTTGAGTGGTATTTCAACAAACCTATCATCAAACTTCTCTTTCATTATATCACCAATGTCAACACCTTCAACATCAAGAACATCCATAAACTTCCACAAAATATGTCCATTTGGATTACCAACTTTTAAACAAGGTTCATTAAATCCCAACTCTTTAAGTTGGAGTGCTTGTTCGTAAGATACAAATAAATCTTTCATTATGGTTTGTTTTTAACGATTTCAATTAATTTGTTGGTAAGGGAATTCTCGCATTCCTCATACGTATTGTATTTATGTCCCTCCCACCTATCATCTTCTGAGTTGATGTAGTATCTACACCAAGGATACATTCCTTCAATATACCCATGCAATTCACACTTCTCTCTGAACCATCGTAGAACTTGTTGTTTGAGTGGAGCTGTAACTTTATTAATTTTACTCGCATCACTATTTTTAGCTGAATTTATGTCATAAGATGATAATTGAGGTACTGTCATCAATTTATTTTCATCATCTTGGTTATAACCAAATAGACAAGGTTCATCAAATCCAAGTTCTTTTAACTGAATAGCTTGCTCATAAGATATAAATAAATCTTTCATATTATTTTTGTTTAACTACTTCAATTAACTTGGATATACAAGCATCTTCAGCTTCTTCATAAGAATTATATCCTCTTTGTATAGGTTTATCAGCTCTTCCATCTTCAACAAAATAACTGATTAAAAAACCAAATGTCTTATTATCATCTACAAATATCTCACAATAATAATCATATTTCTCACGAAACCATTTTAAGACTTGTGATGATGTTGGTAATCCAATGTTCTCAACCTTAGAACCCCAAATTTGAGCACTCCATTCTTCGTGACTATTTGTAATTGGACTTCTTTGTTCTGAATAACAATATCTGACATCTTCATCAGGTATATTGTACCAAGCCCAACAAAGTTCATCGAATCCCAGTTGTTTCAGTTCTAAAGCTTGAGTGTGTGTGATAAATTCCATTATTGTGTTTTTTTGTTAGGACAAAGATATGATTTAATCCTCAATTTCCAAAATGTAATTTGAGTTTTTGGTTGAAAATATTAATTTATTTCCATCTTTGGTGAATGAGGTAATTTCTGTGGTTAACCAAGTATAACTGAAATGATGGGGGTCAATCATAACTGACCTACCTTCAGCTGGTTCATCGTGTTTATTGGAAAATCTTCCATCTTCATCCCATTCAATGAATATCACTTGTTCACCTATTATGGTTTTATTGTCTCTTTCTCTGGTTAATCTGTACATATATTTGTGTTAGGTTCAATGATTATAATTTGTTTTGGTTTATCTAATTTATCCAATCGTTTTTTATAACGTTCTTCTTCAGCTTTCCAACTTTGATATTCTTTTCTGAAGTCATCAAATGTATAATTTTCTTTTTCAAGAAAAGATTTAAGTTCATTTACTGGGAGTTTACCAACTTTATTATAAAATTCTTCTTTGTAACTCATATTTTTATTTTTTGTAGTTAGGACAGGATTCGAACCTGTATTCTCAGATAATCATTTGTTCTCAGATTTTACTCCTCCAAACGAACTCCTTTCCTCCGGCGGATTACCAACTTCCAACCTAACTTTTTGTAGTCCTGACAGGATTCGAACCTGTAAATTGTGAAGGGGTTACGACCTTACCTATATTCTATTTTTGCGTCTACCAATTCCGCCACAGGACTATTTTTAGTTCATAGGTCTTTTACTCAAGATTTCATCAATCTGTTTTAATATATCTCCAGATGAATCAGTAATAGTTAATAAAGAAATAATATCTAATCTTGTTTTCATTTCCTCTGTTAAACCCCATCCACTAGAACATCTTTCAGCTTGCTTACCAAACATTTCTATAAACTTATCTTCAACTGCTCGTCTTAATGGCCAATCACCTCCAAATGGAACTTTATTTCTATCAATAGGACCTATTTTACAAAACCAATATTCTAATTTTTCTTTATTTTTCATATCATTTTATTTTTGTAGTCCTGACAGGATTCGAACCTGTAAACTTCCCCTTCACTTAAGGAGGGGTCACGTGTGCCTTCCGCCACAGGACTATTGTGTCACAAAATTACAATTTGATTTTCTTATTTCAAAATTTAATCAAAAATATATTTTCCCACCCATTCAGTTTTAATTAAAATTCCATTTTTTAAATACTCATCTTTAGTTTCAAACTCAAATCCAATAGGCATCTTTAGTTGTTGGAGGGATTTGATAAATTCAATAAAATCCCCTCCATACCAATTATTACCTTTATCTAATTGTCCTGCTTTAAAGGCCTCTCTCATATCCTCCTCTGTGTACTTATACTTCGCTTTGGCTTTGTTATAGCCTTGGAAAAATCCATGATAAACATCGTCTTGTGCAGTTTCATATATTGAATGATTTTTAGAATACTCTTCTGCCAACCTTTCAACATCATCTTCAATTGGTGGTAATAAATCTACACCATTGAGAATGGAAGCTCCATTTAAAGGTAAATGTGCTATGATTTTTTTATATCTACCTTTATTAGGATTTACCGAATCTAAAGGATAATTGCCAACTTTATTTTTGTTA